AGGACAGACTAAAGCATATGGTGTATTACTAATTATTGGACCAGAAACTGCTCGCTTGGTTAAAGATGATTTTCATATTGTACATCTCGACAACATTGCGGTTAAAGGTAAGACAGTTGGCTTAGACATCTATACTGTTGGACACACAGTTAATTACATACATGATGAATATTTAAAAGAATACTTCCGCGGTAATTGGAAAGAAGCAATTGGGTGGGCCAAGAAGTTAGTTAATAATGACGACGTTGATATTAAACATTATTACGAACTAATGATTGAACGTATGGAAGGCGGGCTTCCAGCTAATTGGGATGGAACATATCATGCTACTTCGAAATAGTTTAATAGCATTATTATTATTCAGCAGTTCTGTATTTGCTGATGTAACTGCTAAAAGTTATCTTGTTACTGATACGCAAGGACAAGTTATTAATGAGCGTGATGCCGACCAGCCACGACCCATTGCTAGCATTACTAAACTAATGACTGTTATGGTTGTGCTCGATGCTAAACAACCGTTAGACGAAGATATTAAATTAAACTTTAAGTTGGCTAAACAATATCATACACATTTACCACGTAGTATCAAAACGCTAACACGTCACGAACTAATAGATTTAGCAATGGTTAAGAGTGATAACTTCGCCGCTTACACGTTATGTTTAAATTACCCAGGTGGCATAGATAATTGTGTATATGCTATGAACAACAAAGCTGTTACGTTAGGTATGGACCATACCACCTACACAGACCCAACAGGGATAGAAGAAACTAATGTAAGTACAGCACGTGATTTAATTAAATTAATTATCTCAGCTAGGAGTTATTTAGAGATTGTTGGTGCTACTAGATCTAGTGTAGATATTAAAGTTAAGAAACATTGGTGGCAGTTTTGGAATACTAATTTGTTAGTGCGTAATACAGATGATGTTATTGTAAGTAAAACAGGATACATACATCAAAGTGGAGGGTGTGTTGTGATGCTTATGAATACTCAATTTGGACAGCGCATAGTAGCAATACTTGGTAGCAAAAATACACATACCCGTATTCCAGAAGCGCAAACTTTAGCTAATATTTAATCTTTCTTTATTTTCGGTAAGGTATCATCTAACTTAGCGGCTTCGTCAAATTGTGCAGCGGCAGTGCGATCAACTTTAACCTGTTCCATAACACGATCCGATTCAATCATCTTGCCACGTAAATGTAGTACAGTATTAACTTTTTGATTAAGTCTAATCAAGTCATTATCTAACATACGTATGCGGTCAATAAGGGCAATCAATACATTATTTGCATCTGTGATAACTGGCTTAACTTCTTTAGTACACCATTCCCATACCATACGAATAATATATCCCATACCAATTGTCATAATGATAGGAAAACCGTACTTATTAATTAAATCTGCTATTTCGTTCATATTATGCTCCTATTGCATAAAGTAACATCCATCCTATTGCTACTACAACTGCTATAAACAATGCTTCGTATCTATGACCAGCACCACATTCACATTGTGCGCAAGTACAGTGCCGATTACGTTCGCGTACACTCATAATATAACACCAATACATAAACCAATAGCAAAGCCGATTGTTAAAGAAAGTAGCATATCACTATCGTGCCATAATGCTTGTTTTGCTAACCAATTTTGTGTTCTTACATCACCTTCAGGCCAATCACTTTTGAAATTCCACGACATCATATTCCCCTAAATGTTATCTTGCGGCGCTTGCTCGCCAGCTGCCCAACGAGCTAAATTATTACTGTAACGTGTAATACTGTGATTTGAAAAGAAGTTAATATCTTTACGCATAATGCCTTTTACAAATCCTCGTGCTACATCTTTAATTAGCTGAGTATAGGTCAGGGTGCGTAAATTTCCCCAGTGATTCATATAGTACATACCACCGAAGTGATGGAATGGCCATAATGGAACACGTGCAACAATGTCTGCATTGTTTACGAAGCGGAAGTGTAAAACACCTGTTGCAGTAATGCCTTTAATGTATGCGCTATCACCAACACGTGGGCTACCATATGTAAACAATGCTTGCGCACTTGGCAATTCTTCATTACGTTGTAGTTTATATGCGACGATTGTAGCCATTGCTGCACCCAAGCTATGTCCGGCACACCAAATGGTTCGTTTCTTGCTTAATTTGATTAGTTTTGGCTCTAAAGTAGGCCAAATATTGTCTACACTTGACTTAAAACCGTGGTGAACTTTACCGATGCCTGTACTACTTGCGACTGGTCGTGCATCTAAATCTGCACCGATATCTTTAAACTCTGTTGGCTGTGTACCGCGACATACGACAATTGCATCATCTGCGTTAGTTAGCAAATATGCTTGACTGCTATTAACATTAATAAACTCTGACTTAAAGCCGAGCTCTTTAAATTGCACTTCACTATCTTTTGGGTCACTATATGCAATGTCACTTAGTTGTGCAAACAAATGTGCTTGCTCTGGAAACGGGCGCATGTTAATCGGAGTTGTCATTTTGAGTATATCCCTTAATAAATGTTAAAAGTGGGTCGAGCTTAACTAATTGTGTTACACCATCGATGTTTACGAGCTTAAAGTGGTCACCACCCTTCCAACCTAATGCATCAATATTGAGTTCACTATCAAATACTATTCTGTCGGGACTTAAATCCCAGTTATAATCTACGTACTTCATATTACTGTTTTTTAAGTATTTCGCTTAACCGATCTGCAACATTTCGCACATCTTCGCTTAATTGTCCATTGCCAATTGTTTGTTCTATTTTTCTAGCAATGTTATGTAATGTTATAACATCGTCGTCTAATGTTTTATTAATCTCGTCTTGCATCATTTTTCCCATCAGCACGACTAATACGGTCGACGTCTGGCTTTAATCCGAGAGCATTGCTCACGACAGTGTCGATACGTATAACATCGTGATTCATTGTTTTAACTCTATTGTCTAATGCAGTGATAATACCAGCCATACCTTTAATGCTACTTAGTACGCCGCCTAGTAATAATTTGATTGTAAGATAAACAAAGTACCCGCCGGCTAGTGCCATTGCAACGGGAAAGCCCAAATCGCCAATTAATTTGAAAATATCCATACATTCCCCTCGAACTTTGTTATTATTATATTAGTATTTATAGATTTCGGTTGACTTTTGGGTAAACTGGCTGTATAATGCTATACATACACTAACAACAAGGAAGAACAAAATGACTACACAAACTATATTCGACGAAGCGCAACAAGCTGCAATCAAAGCAGAACAAGCATTTCTTGCTACACATGGTGATATGGCTTACTGCGGATTTGCATGGGTAGATGTATTTGTAGAACGTACTAACTCAACAGCGGCTAAAGAATTGTTAGCAGTCGGCTTTAAGAAAAGCTATCGTCCTAAAACATTAAACTTGTGGACTTGTGGTAGCTATCATGGACAAAGTATGGATGTAAAAGAAGCTGGTGCGCAAGCGTTTGCAGAAGTTTTACAAAAACATGGCTTCCGTGCTTATATGGGTTCACGTGCAGACTAGTATGGAAGTTATTAAAGAAATAACTGATTGGAATGTGGACTTTCGTCAACCCAACCATGTGTACTTGATGGATGGGGATAAAGTATTAGCATATCAAAAATGGGGCGAAGGTGAACCCATCTACTTTAAGACTAAACAGAAGCTAGATAAGCGTAGACGCAAGTTTGAAAAAGTTAAGGTTAGCCCATTTAATTCGGTTGACATTTTGGTAAAATGACTGTATAATGCTATACATACACTAACAACACGGAGTAATAAAAAATGAACGCACAACAAATTACAAATAAATTTAGTAAGATGGGTATTTTAGCAGTTGCAGGGTGTTCTTTTGCAGCAGGAACTGGATTTTTCGATGAGAAAGATTCTCCAGAATTATGGGTCAATTTATGTCACAGAAACATTAATTGTTTCAATGAATTACAATTAGTCAACCTAAGCAAAGGTGGTGCTAGCAATGCTGAAGTTTTTGAACAAGCCGTAGAAGCAATTAGTTTATATCCTAATTTAAAATATTTAATTTGTTCTTGGACTTCAATGCCGAGATATAGTTTTAATGTAGGATTTGAATTGTATGACACTAATGCCGGAAACCCGCCCAGAGAACATAAGTTAAATGATAGGGTTATTCCGGCCGATTATATTGCCAATGTGCGTGATAGACTCAGATCATTGATTCATTTACAATATGAAATAGTTAAATTAATAAAATATATTAACATAATTAAACAATTAGCACCTAATGTTAAAATTATCAATGTTAATAGTCTATGTCCGTGGGATAATCAGTTTTTTACGCAACTAACTGATAATTTTTTACCCAGTGACATGACTGAGTTTACAAGAAAAGAAATTTTAAATACCAAAACAAGAGATGATGAAGAAATTTATAAACTATATGCTTTACAGCACAAACAATATACGCAAGTCGGCGGGATAACTGCAAGCTCTTGGGTTAATTTATATAATTCGTTTTTAACTTTACAAACAGATGTTAATTTAGATAATCATCACCCTGGCATTAATAGTAACAAATTGTATTACAATTTAGTAAAAATATATACAGAAACAAATTATTAGCCCCTTTGCAGATTAAGTTCTGTATCCAGAGGAGATGGTGCTCGCGTAATGGCCGCACTTGTAACGTGTAGAGTAGACTACACACTGGATGGCATCAGGTGCAGTGCGCTACACAAAAGAAGTTAAGTAGTTAACTAACAAAGACCTAGCATTTCTCTCGTAGCTTATACGAGTCGGAGTTGGTCGCCCAATCTCCTTTACTCTGTAGCTTTGCGGAGTCAATAAGCAAAAGCAAAAGGCAATAGACAGTCGGAAACGATAGTCCTATATCTAAGTAGTTAGTACTCGGTAAAGATCATCATAGGCTATGGCGTTATCGTTGTAGCCTATTTCCTCGAATAGCGTCTTACAATTATCAAGTAGTTCACGAGTAATGATATGCTTAAACTCACCGTAGAAGTGATGGAAATTGTACTCTACGATTGGCGCTATAGCCTCCATAACGCTTCGCTTCTCTTCTGCACTTAACGCACAGTACCACGCAATCTGCGCAACAACAGCTTCTGTACGTGCATCGTTGTCTGTAATAGTATCATAGCTTTCATCTATAATACCTTCGAATGTTTTAAATCCATATGACTTCAAGTAAGCCAAGTTACCAACCGCCCCAAGTAACATAAATGGTTGTTTCATTACAATTGGCTTAAATATTTTTTCAGTTAACTGTAGTTTGTCATAGTAGAATACAGTTTCTGTAACAACATGCCATAAGCTGTCATTAGTACAACGTGGGATATCTGCACTAGCTGAACCTAACACACGTTCATTGTCTATAATCAATGGAGTGCTAGGTAAGTGTAATTTAATGTGGTCTACGGCTTTGCTTGACAACTTTGTATTAACATCAGCAATCTCTTCTTGCCAGCTTGCTTGTTCTGTAGCTAGCCCAAAGCTCACTTGTCCATGTTCTAATAATAATTCTTCGGCTAATTTGCTCACAAAGTAGCAACGATAGCTACGATCATTTGACACAAGCCTATTGAATGTTATATAATCGTAAGTATAGTCCTTAATTACTTGTTTGTTATAGTTTAGTGCGTAAAACCCGCGATACCAATCAAGTGCGGCAAAACCGTGAAAGAAGTAATACAATAGTCGAGCATCATATTTTATAGCACAAGAATCAACTAGTGCAGATTTCTCACTAGTAACAATAGTTTTCTTTTTATATACATATTGTGGATTAGCCAAATTTTCCATGTGTTCGTCCAACGATATACAACCAGTTAATCCATATGGAAGATTATTTTGTAACATAAGTTGATACATTTCATGCATATCTCTCCCATCAGAATATGTAAATAAATCCATATATTGTTCGACTATTTGCTGCAGGTGCGGTTCCTGATCATAAAAGAAGATTTTTTCTGTGGTGCGGAAACTTGGCGTAAATAATACTATATCATTGATAGTTACCTGATTAGTATTAATTACACCATTTTTACAATAATAGAAATCAAAGTTCTCAACAAAGATAGTAGAATATAAAAATTCGTAAACATGATCAATTTGGAGCATTAAATGTCGTCTCAATTAAAAACAGTAGGTTTCATTGGTATTGGCAAATTATAGGTTTTGTTGGTATCGGTATAAATACTAATATGAACCAACCATACACATATTTAATCGGATGGAGTACCCAGCAAAAATATTATTACGGAGTACGCTATGCCATTGATTGTAATCCCACTGATCTTTGGGCAAAATACTTTACATCTTCGCCTACTGTTAAAGCAATGCGATTAATTTATGGTGAACCAGATGTGCGCCAAATTAGAAAAATATTTACTGACAAACAAGCTGCAAGATTATGGGAAACAAAAGTATTACGCAGAATGAAAGTAATACGTAGAGAAGAATTTTTAAACAAGAATGATGCGCCGGCTCCTCCAATAAACAATAGAATTATGTCGGATTCAACTAAAGAAAAAATAAGTGCGTCTAATAAAAGTAAGCCTAAATCAGAAGAGCACAAACAAAAGATTAGAGAAGCAAGAGCAAAACAAATTAATACAAGAAAAGGGCAGACTCAAACTGAAGAAACAAAACAAAAGATTAGAGAAGCAAGAGCAAAACAAATTACGTCAGATGAAACAAAACAAAAAATGAGTATGCAACAAAAATTAGCAGGTGGGTATGGTCCTAAAAAACACACCGAAGAAACAAAACAAAAAATTAGAAATACATTAATGGAAAAATTTAAAAAGGGTAGTATATGAATAATGTAGGATTTGTAGGGTTAGGGAAATTAGGAATGGCATGTGCAGAAGTGATGGCACAAACATATGACGTCACTGGCTATGATATTTACCCACGTACTGGTGATAAGATAGCAATATCTGATACATTAGAAGGAGCAGTAAAGGGCAAGGATGTTATCTTTGTTGCAGTACAAACACCGCATGATCCGATCTATGATGGCTCGCAACCAATTACACATTTACCAAACAAAGACTTTGATTATACAATTATAAATCAAGTATTAGCAGACATTAATCAATACGTTACGCAAGATCAACTTGTAGTATTAATCAGCACAGTACTACCAGGAACAACACGTAGAGAGCTACGTAAGCATATCACTAACGCACGTTTCATCTATAACCCATACTTAATTGCAATGGGTTCTGTAGCGTGGGATATGGTTAACCCAGACATGATTATTATCGGTACAGAAGATGGTAGCGTAACTGGTGATGCTAAGTTGCTTACAGACTTTTACGCACCACTAATGCAAAACAATCCACATATTGCAATTGGCACATGGGATGAAGCAGAAGCAATTAAAATCTTCTACAATACATTTATTAGTACTAAAGTTGGCTTAGTAAACATGATACAAGACGTTGCTATGAAGTCAGGCAACATTAATGTTGATGTTGTAACTGACGCATTATGCGCTTCTACTATGCGTATCATTAGTACAAAGTATATGACAGCGGGTATGGGTGATGCAGGCCCGTGTCACCCACGTGATAACATTGCGCTACGTTGGTTAGCTGAGAATTTAGACTTGGGCTACGATATTTTTAATACAGTTATATATGCACGTGAGATACAAGCAAAGAATCTTGCTATATATCTTAGTGATTTACAAGAATTAACTGATTTGCCTATCGTTATACACGGAAAAGCGTACAAGCCAGATGTGGATCTATTAGATGGCAGTTATAGCCTCTTAATCGGCAGTTATCTGACTGAAATAGGAGCAAAATACACTTATTCTGATCCTTTAACAGGTGACATTGTTGCTGATGACACAACTGCTATTGTACTACTTGCTCACAATAGAACTATTACCTACGGTTACACCGGCGAACTGCCAGAACAACAATTGTATTACCGACTTGGATTAAGTAGTATTGTAGTTGACCCGTGGCGCAAGTTTAAAACAGACACAAAATCAATTAAGGTTCTGCATTATGGCAACACACGAATTAATTAAGATAGAACCAAATTGGGGCGAAGCGTATACTCGACTAGATTATGTCACAGAACCATTTAACAATTCCGATGATACTACACGTTGGCTAGCACAGGGATATAGTAATAAGTTTACTGGTGCTATGTGTGATATGCGTAAGTCACAACCAATTTGGAATAGTTATATACTAGCACAGTTCGAACAACGTGGTTGGAAAGATGTTTGTACAAGTTATTATAGGATGGATACTGGTACTACGTTACCGGTACACTATGATATATATAAACGATATGTTGAATTGTTTAATTTACAAGGTAAAGAACAAACAATACACCGCGCAATTGTATTTTTAGAAGATTGGCAGAGCGGACATTACTTAGAAATAAACGGCGAACCGATAGTTAAATGGTCAGCCGGTGACACAGTAATATGGCAATATGATGCACCACATATGGCGGCCAATATGGGTTTATTGCCACGATACACGCTTCAAATAACAGGACACATGGATGAAATTAAGCAGTAGCAATGAATGGGGTAAACTTAAAAGTATAGTAGTGGGGTCAGCAACACATGCGAACTGGCCAAGCAACGATTCTGTATTCTCACAAGAACATTTAAAAACATCTTGGCATGAAACACCTGTACCAAGCGGACCAGTGCCACAATGGATTGTCGACGAAGCAAATGAAGATTTAGATAACTTAGCCAGTGTACTTACTAAACTAGGTGTCGAAGTATTCCGCCCAAATGAAATGAACTTTGTTGAACGTGACGGTATGTACAACTATTGCCCACGTGACAGATTATTGATTGCAGACAATTGCGTAATCAACCCTGCTATGATGTATCCATGTCGCGACCAAGAGCTTGAAACATTAGACTTTGTACTTGATAGGGCACAGACTGTTAAGAACATGCCACGCAATCAAGATATGGTTATGGATGCGGCTAATGTATGTAGACTTGGCAGTACGTGGTTGTACTTACTAAGCGACAGTGGCAATCAACTTGCATTAGATTGGTTACGTGATAAGTTACCGAACATCAATATTGAAGCATGCAACTTTTACAATGGTGTACACATTGATAGTACAATTGTTCCGCTACGTCAAGGATTTGTTGTGCTTAATGCAAGTAGAGTAACTCCAGACAACTGCCCACGAGCATTTGATGGTTGGACTAAGTTATGGGTAAATGATGTCGAAGCACAAAGTTTTCATGAATACCCATACGCAAGTAAATGGATCGGATTGAACATGTTAAGTGTTGACCCAAAGACAGTAATTGTTGATCGTGCGCAATATACTCTTATAGAAGACTTAGAGAAGGCGGGATTTACTACTATTCCGCTAGAGCTACGTCACAGCAGGACATTAGGAGGGGGATTTCACTGTGTAACCCTTGATCTAGAAAGAGAATAAGCTACAAATTGCTAAGTAAATGTAACACGGGGAATCAACATGCCGCAGTCTTTCGCGACGTACACACAAACATCACTTAGCGCCTTAAAATTTAATCTTAAAAGTCAAGATGCAATTAATAAGAAACAAGAGATATTACATGGCATCGAACAACATTATAACTCAACCCCCGACAGCGTATTATTTGTTGGCTTTAGCCCATTGATGCTCGGTGTAACATACAAGAACATATTTGTAACTGGTATTAGTGCAGAAACAAAAAATTACCTCGACAGTATTGCGATTAAATACACATATATAGATGCTAAAGATTTAAAAGGTTACACTAAACAGTTTTCGTGGGTTGTGGCCGGCGATGAGTATTTTACATTTGCAGAAACAGAACAAGATCAGCAGGCAAGTGTGGCGTTAATTGCAAGTTTAGCAAATGAATTAATAGTAACAACATTACGTGATTATAAGAATCAAAACTTTCGAGAGCGTGAATTTAGTCAACCTCTTGCTGTATATAGAAACAATGATAGTTTAGTATTTTTAGAATATCACAAGTATGAATATGTAGATAAGAATGCATGGCAGACAACAGTGTTTGAAATGCAAGATAGTAACACACAGTCGCATGGTCCGTTTGCAAGACGTAATATGTTTTTTAAACAGTTAGCAAAGTTTAGTATTGACGCTGGTGCAAAAGAGTTTTATGTACACAAAGATTTAATGTACAAAAGTCTCATACGTAAAAACTATGAGCACGTAATTAGTATTTCAATTTAGAGTTTTTTCGAGTGAGTATATGGATATCAATCAACAGCTACAACCTATCGTCGCAGGTTTAATCGACGGTCTTAAAGTATCAATTGAACAAGAGCTACAGGCTAAAATTACTGATGAGGTAATTAAAAAAATTGCCGCAACAGAACTTGATGCAGTAGTTGATACTTTAGTTAAACAACAAATTGGTACACGCCTAGACACATTTAACTTTGCTGATACAAGTAGAGAACAACTTACCGCACAAATTGCAAAAATCACCGCCGATGTTAACAAGACAGTAGTTGACAAAGCCAACGCACAAATAGTACAAGAAATTAAACGCCAACTTGCCTCCATTGATATTAATTTAATAGTTAATGAAATTGTAAAAACTTCGTTGGCTAGCATAATTAAATTACAAAACTTCCCATCACAAAGCATTGCGCATACTGCAATAAACTTTCAAGGTCTTAAACTAACAGGCGATAGCATTGCCGGCGGCATTATAGAACAATTTGGTAGTACTGGTATCGAGGACAGAGCTAGCTTTGTACAGATGACGTTAATGGATCATGCTGTTGCGTTTGAAGGTCCATTGTTTGCACCCAGCGCAGAGATTAAAGGCGACTTAGTAGTAGATGGCGCACTAACACTTAATGGCACAGTAACAGAAGATTGTGTGGGCTTTACACAGTTAGTTGCCGCCACAAGTGTTGCAGTAACAGCGGGCTTAAACGATACATTGTTTACTGGTTATAGTAACATTATACAAGAACAACTTAAAACATCTGGCATTGATTTAGATCGCATTACGCAAGGTGGTAAGGAAATTGTTAAAGGTGCGCAACTGGGCTATCAGATTGTTGACAGTAATTTACAACGTGTTGGTGTGCTTAAAGACTTACAAACATCGGGTGAAAACTTTTTAAGTGAAACACTTTATGTTACACAACGTAGAGTTGGTGTTAACACGATGGACCCGAGTGCTGTGTTCGCAGTGTGGGACGAAGAAGTCGAACTTATCGTAGCTAAACGTAAAACAGATGTTGCTTATCTTGCAACACCACGCAAACAACAACTTATACTTGGTAGCAACGGAAAAGAAAACATTATACTTGATACTGATGGTAGTGCGCATATAGAGAACTTAGTAGTGGGTCGGGTTGCTATGTCGTCGGCCACAGCAGTCCCAAACTATGCAGGTACAATGGCACAAATTGTCTACAACGAATCGCCGGCACCAGGCAGTCCAATTGGATGGGTATGTATTGGTGGCTCACGCTGGGCTAAGTTTGGGATAATCGAATAATGGGAACTGGATATACAACACCGTGGAATGATTCTTGGCTAGATGGTGAATGGCATTGGGCGTTAGTATTTGTTTGGTGGCCACGCAAAACTGAATATGATAAATGGATTTGGCTTACAACAGCATATCACGGTATGCGAGGAATATCTGGCCCAGGTACTCCGGTTTATTTACACAAATGGATGACACCAGGAGAGTTTACTTGGTTTCAGTTAACACAGTCTTAAGATTCGCGTGAAACTGTCCTAACCAATCTGTCTCTAACATAACTTTACGATTGTGTTCTGTTATTGGTCGTATACTATCCAACACTTGTTGTTGTGGTAAATTAAATAATCTATTCATTTCATTACATACCATTTCGAATCTGATATTATTATCTGCTTCTTCATCATAACGTTCATCTACAATAATATCAAATGTTTTAAATCCCATACTGCGTAAATTGCGTAGATAATGCTGTCCACTAAACACAAGAAATAATCTTTCTGCTAATATAGGTTTAACAATCTTCTCAGTGTAAAAACTATAATGATTGTCAAAATTTGTTTCTGCAACAATGCTGTATGCAGTTTGATTATAGATACTAATTGGTATTATTTGACTTAATGATAATGTACTATTCTGATAGCTCACCGAAGTAACAGTCCATTTAAATTCATCAGACGTTGGCTCAGATTCCCAAATCCATCCATCCGAGTCTTGTTGCTGTATTATTTTGTTTTGCAGATAAGTCATTATAACCCGATTATTTAATTCATTGCGACATATATAATTGTATACATAATCTCTATGTCGTCTGGGCTGACCTAACAGTATATCAAATGTTTTTGGCTTTGATAGGTATGGAGTTAGTTGATTTAATATATTACTTTGTTTGTAAAATTCAGTACTTGTAATAAACCAATCCATCCAATTTTGCGTAGTAATGTCACTAACGACACCACATAAAAAATAAGTTATTTTTGGATTCTGATATTGTGTTATAAAGTCAACTGTGCTTGCATGCAATTCTGACCCTAATATTACAATACAGTCGTGTTGAATTAATGCATCATTGATTGCTTGCTTAAACTCGATAGTAAGTGGAAATGGTATATGAAATATTGCGTGTCTTGTGTCAAGAAGATTGATACAATTCAAATGCCATCGGCAAGGGTCTAAATATTCATCGTCCCTTGCCGCTGTCATTTATTACTTAGTTGCGACTGCTTTTGGTTTAGTAGTTGCTTTCTTCTTACCGTAATATGGTTTACGTTTCTTAGCTGGCGCCGGTGCTACTGCCAATGGTGCTAGCTTAACTCCTGCTACTGTACCTGCACGTTGTTTTACTGGTGCTTTAACTGCTACTTCTTTTACTTCTTCAACTACTACTGCTGCTGGTGCAGAGCCGAATAAATCGGATAGTAGTCCTTTGATATAATTAATCATGTGTTACTCCTTGTACATTATTTATTCATTATATACGCATAGATAAATTTATATTTCGGTTGACATTTTGGTAAAACGACTGTATAATGTTACACATACGCTAACAACACAGAGAAGAAAACGAAATGACTACATTTGTTACTTACAACGTAAAAAGTACACAATCAATTAACTATTTTGATACATTAGCTTCAGCTAAACGTAGTACTACATGTGCAAATAAACGTGCAGGTGCTGGTGTTGTTGCTTATGCTACTTTAGAATATTATAATACTGTTATTGTTACTAAGAAAACAGTACGTAATATTATGTCAGGTGCGCTTGTTGAAATTGATAGCAACACTCCGCGTTGTTGCGATCCGAGTTCAGAATTATACTGGAGCATGTAAATTAAAAGGAGATTTAAAATGAAAATATTAGTAACGATTTTAGGTGCATTCGGTCTTATAGTATTGCTTAGTTTTTTACTAAGCTGGCCCATTATGATGTTATGGAATGGTTGCTTAGTCGGCGCAGTGGATGCGTGAAAATGGAGTTGAGTACGCACTACAAGCATCGGGCAGTAATGGGTATGGATTTACAGTAAAAACAAACGTGGATTGGTTTAGGTTGAAATGGGTATGATTGATAACTGTCGTATTAACTTTTGGTTACGCTGGGTCGCTTGCTGTATTACAATAGCAGGCGCACTCTGCACTAGCTTTCGTATCGACCCACTTAACATTTACTTGTTAAACATCGGCGCTGTAGTGTACTTAACGTGGAGTATACGCATTAAAGAAACAAGTTTAATTACAATCAACGTGGCGCTACTAACGATTTACTTTATTGGATTGTTTGTAAAATGACAAAAGACTGGGTTTCACCTGAAGAGAATAAAGCTAAGAAAGATGCTTATTATTCTAAATTATCAAACGACACTAATCGTTCATTAACTTATTATTGGCAACAAGCTCGCAAGGGAGCAAGAGATCGGAAAATTGATTTTAGCATTACTGCCGATGATATTATTTCTCTCTGGTCAAAACAACGAGGATTTTGTAAGTTAAGCAACATACCAATGACACTTACGCACGGAACATTACGATCACAAAATCCTACAAAAGTAAGTTTTGACCGAATTGATAATTCTAAAGGATATCATGTAGGGAATATTCAATTAGTTACGTGGCAGGTAAATTGTGCGAAAAGTGTTTGGTCAACTGATCAATTAGTTGAACTATGTATATCTATTACTGAGAAAGCATTAATGAATAAATTAAAATAGGTTGACAAAAGTAGTTAAATAGTCTATAATGTTACACATAAACTAACAATAGGAATAAACATGTCTACAGAGAACACAGTCGAAGAACAGGATATGCTGGACGCTTTAAAGGAGTTAGCAGAGGCAAACACAGTTACTTACACTAACGCACCCACTGACTTAGATGAAGCTATCGAGCGTTTATATCGTGTTGAGATACTACTCGAAGATTTAGCACGTGGCGCAGAGCTTGCTGAAATTGTACAAGACCCAAAGTTAACAAATGTGTTTCGACTTGCGGCAGAAGAATACTTAGTCAACAAGTTACAAGAAGTAGAGAAAGAAACTAAAGATTTAAAAATACAAATTAACGACTACAGCAACGTAGGCAAAAAGGAAGAAGCATAATGGTTACTTGGACAAGTTATTCACCCATTGTGTATATTGTTGGATAGCCATTTCTTTTCTGTCAGATATACGGCATATGATCTTTGGTAATGGTTTACGTAGGTTTGCTTTAAAGGCTTCGGATTTGGGCTTACGCAAATTTTCTTTAAACTCTTCGGACCGAATATATACTCCGATAATTCCTTTGTTCCACGGAATACATCCTTGTTCCCACTGACCTTTAAGATTATCCTTATGCTCCTGCGATCTATTTTTGGCAAGATTAGACATCTTTTTCCGAGTTTCAATTGAACGATTTCCTCCATCGCCGCCGTAGCTCATATTATATCCGTTGCCATAATCAACGTGGGTATTATATTTGCGGATAAAGAATTCTTCCATTTCAAGTAAGGTATGTTGCTTGTCGGTGGATTGATATAGCACAGACCAAACAAATGCCTCCCAACCATATTTACGTATAGCGGCATAGAAACGAGAATTCTTTTTAATTGAATTTCTTTTATGATCAGCACAGCGAGTAGGCCAAGAAGAATCAAATCCGATATAGGATTTACCATTTATTGTGTTAGTGGCTTTATAGATTGAATAAATATTCATGCTGACATTCCTTAAAATGTTAGAGTCCTTAGATATTACCAGTATCGTGAGGGACATTTTTGTTGACAACGTATTAAATTTCTGTTATAATACTATTTATATTATTTTACGATGAAAGAGAACTTATATGACAGCTACACAAAGTTATGATGATCATGATTATAGCAATGACAATCTCGAAGAAGCAGAATTCGGACAGCTCCATGCAATTCATAATAACATGAATCATATTGCCGCAGTGCAACGTGAGCTTGCTAAACAAGCATTACAACCAAGTTTAAGTGAATGCGAAGAATGTGGTGAAGATATCCCACTAGCACGTCAGTTAGCAATCCCCGGTGTTAAACTTTGCGTATTTTGTAAAGAACGTGCAGAACGACATTGATCTTTTGAAATAAATCCTGTATACTTAATAAACAATCACAAAAGGAAATACAATGCCGAATTTAGTCCCAATGGTAGTAGAACGTACAAGTCAAGGCGAACGTGCTTATGACATTTATTCACGTCTACTTAAAGATCGTATCGTTATGTTAGATACAGATGTTAACGAGCAGACAGCAAGTTCAATCGTTGCACAGTTGCTATTTTTAGAAAGCGAAAGCCCAGAGAAAGACATTTTGTTCTACATTAACTCACCGGGCGGAAGCGTAACTGCTGGCTTGGCAATTTACGATACAATGCAGTTTATTAAATGCGATGTGTCGACTATTGTACTTGGACAAGCATGTTCAATGGGTTCATTCTTGGCGCAAGCTGGTGCTAAAGGTAAGCGTATTGTATTGCCAGAAGCACGTACAATGATTCATCGAGTTAGCTCCGGCACTCCGGGCACACGTGGTAGCGTACACGTACAAGAATTACAATTCGAAGATGCTAAACGTAGCTTTGACGAATCAATGCGTATTAATCAACGCTTAACTGAATTGTATGTACGTCATAATACTGCGGGAAAAACTTACGAAGACTTATTTGAAACTATGAAGTTTGATACGTTCTTATCAGCAGACGAAGCAGTAGCATATGGTTTGGCAGATGAAGTTATTACAAAACGTTAATGCTTAAAGATACATTTTGCTCAAGTCCATGGTTTCATATTAGGATAGGGCCATCGGGTAAATTTTTACCTTGCCGATGGGGGTCGCATGACGATACTGGTTATAATATTGCAACAACATCTATCGCAGAATTTATGAATTCTGATATCATGCAAGGAATTAGAGCCTCTCTATTAGATGGTGACAAATTACGTATGTGCAGTAGTTGTCATTATGAAGATTCGAACAATAAAGTAAGTGGACGTCAACGCCAACTCTTAAAGAGCGTAATTAGTATTACAAATTTTGATAAGACATTTTGTGCAAGCCCACATTATGAAATATTTGAATATAGTGCCACTAATAATGGTCATACTAATAGTTTGCCAATTGATTTACAAATTGATCTCGGCAATACTTGTAATAGTGGTTGTATTATGTGTACTCCGACTTATAGCAGTAAATTATCTAACGACTATGTTAAACTTAACAAACTAGAACCGACATTATTTAAATCCTTTTCTAAATTTAAGAATTGGGCAGATGATCCAATATTAATGGATAAGTTTGTAGCAGAATTAATTACTATTCCTAACATTAAATACATACATTTCTTGGGTGGTGAAACACTTTACTTAAAAAGTTTTTATGATATTTGTGAAAGATTAATAGAAGCAGGAGTTGCGAAGGATATTAATATCGGAACAACAACTAATTGTACTGTGTATTCAGAAGAATTAGAAAACATTATTAAGAATTTTAAGCATGTTCATTTGGGACTTAGTATTGAATCTCTACATGAAGTTAATGATTATATTCGTTATCCGAGTACGATTGATTCAGTATCATCGAACATTCAGAAATTTTTGGATCTTAGAAAGCAAACTAATTTACATTTAAGTTTGCGTATAACGCCGACTATCTTCAGCATTTATCATTTAGATACATTATTTGAATTTATGATTAATAATTCTATTATTGCAGAAAGTTGTGATATATTATACGAACCGAGTTGGTTACGAATTGAACTATTGCCACCAAATTTAATTGCTATTGCACTTGAAAAACTTAATGCAGTTATAAATAAATATCAATTAACCAATAGTAATCAGGTTATTATTAATCGCAGGCGAGATGATTTGATTGACCCAGTTATTACAAGCATACTTTTTGAATATAAACATTTCCTTGAGAATTACCAAGTACCCAATGATGTGGACGAAGAACGCCACAATTTAGTTAAATTTATTAAAGCATTCGAATCATTGCGCAATAATACAATATTGGATTATCTCCCAGAATATGAAGAATTTTTACGACAGTACGGTTATTAAACCAACCCTAAGATTAGATGTAGTAATTACATTAACTCCTGTCGGTCAGTGTCCATGCATTGTATTAATCAATGATGGAGTAATTTATAACAACAAGTTAACTGAACTAACGGTATTACAGCACAGTCATTCATTAATCGATCCATTAAATATATCAATAAATGTAACCCGTCAACATCCCGATGCAGTAATAGTCGACATTACTGTAGACGGATTTCCTATCATTCCATTATATCAACATTATGCGCAACCGCCGACTGATTACATAGATACCAATGATACTTGGGTATTAACCATTCCGAGTTTTTATCCGTGGTATCATGAAATTACTGGACAAGGTTGGATTGCTTAAAATAAAGGTTGACATCTGGTTGTTTTGGCTGTATAATGCTATACATACACTAACAACACGGAGTAATAAAAAATGAATGCACAACAAATTACAACTGCTTTAGTTCAAGGTACATTTACTAACGAAGAATTACAAAGCGTAATCGAAGCTGTTAAGTATGCTCGCGTTAAGTTAGGTAGAGCAACTAAACGTAGTTTAACTGTAGGTGATAATGTTTCATTTGTTAGCTCACGTAGCGGGCTAACTGTTAAAGGTACAGTGCTTAAAATTGCAATTAAAAATGTACGTGTTAGCACTGCACAAGGCATTTGGAACGTGCCAGCTAATATGTTGGAAGTTGCATAATAACAGTTAACTTGCATTGGAACAATTCAAATGTTACAATGCAGATTTTGGTTGACAGTTTACCAAAATGGTTATATAATAGTATTTAGAAGTTAATTAAACGACAGGAGAACTAAAATGCGATTCGAAGTTAGTTATAAAACTTTAGCACGTGGCTTAAATGAAGGTGGTAGTATTCAGGGCACCGATGGCCCAAGCAACTATGTTGTTGTAGTTGAAGCGGCAAATCAAAATTATGCAGAAAATCAAGTACGCAATATGAACGGTGGTGCAAATCGTTGTATCATTCAATACGCACGTCACATTAGTTAAGGGAAGTAAAAATGGCATACGCAGTAATCACAGTATCGAACGGTATCGAACTTAAAAAAGTACCACTAGGATTTTCTTGGACCACGTTCTTTTTTAGTGGTATCCCGGCATTACTTCGTCAGGATTGGTTACCTGGAATTCTTATCATTGTAGCCAATGTGTTTACGTGGGGCATTGCAGGTATTGTTATGGCATTTATCTATAACAAGATGTATGCAAAGTCACTGTTTGAAAAAGGTTTTACTATTCAGTCTTTACCACTTGGACAAACTGCTGAATCAGTGAAAAGCTATTTAGGTTATATTAAATTCCCAAACGAAGCATAGGAGAACTAGTAATGGCAAAGAAAAATAAAGCAATTGTAAATGGTGTTGACAGTTTTAGTGTTAGCATTTTAGACAATGGTTATACATTGGAGTACACTGGTAACAACAGTGACAATGATTGGGTCACCAATAAAGTTATTGTTGGTGATGTAGATAAACTTTGTGAATTAATCCGCGGCGTGGTTGTACTTCCGCAGGCATAAGGAGAAAGTATGTTTAAGATAGTAGGCGTTTCGACGCATGCAGGACAAACAAAAGTACGTTTTGCAAATGACTTTGTAACACGTGTTAAGACATTAGTTAAAGGTGGACACACTAATGTTAATCTAATTGAAATGGATACATTCTGTTCTAAAGCAGATGCAGTCGCGTATCTTAAGACAACTGACTTAATCAACACTCCGCTATTTGCACAAGCAATTGCCGAAGCAGATGAGAAGTACAATGGTTCTGGCGCACCAGTTTATCGTGTTACCAAACCCGAGTTAAGTTTAGATGCTATTCGTTCACGTATCAATGTGGAGAAAACTGCGTAGTTAACTAAATAGCTATAATGCTGTCCTAAATGCAATCTTAATGACGGCCTTAGGGGAGTCATTATGAAACTTGCTTTAGTAGCATTGCTCGTATCGCTATCAGTTAGCGCAGAAGAAGTACCAAAAGAAATGTACATGCCAAATGATGCTGGTGGCTTTGTTGTATTAACTACAGAGCCCTGTGCATTTGAACAAGTGGCAAAAGAATATGAGTACAGAACTTATGCTACAGAAAGTTCAGATGTAGTAGCACACGAAGGTTGCTGGACTCTGCCAGATGTATCGAATGTGCCAACTAAGTTATTTTCAAAGTCAGAAGGCGCACCGGAAGCACCAACAATACGTGTTATTGTTATAGTTAATACTTGGTGGAAAGAGGGCGGTAAGGCATCATTCTTTCAAACAAACTTTAATAAAGAGAAGAAACGTTATTTAAGTAATGGCACATTTGAACTGACATTGCCACCAATTGTAGTTAAGCCATAAGGAAGTAAAATGAAAAGAAAGAAATTAATAAGAAAAATGTATCTAGCATGTGTGCGTAAGAATACAAAGAAACAAAAGAAACTATGGCTTAAAGCATTAAAGCTAAGTTTGAAACACAAACACACTGAAGTAATTCAGTAAAAGAAATTGTTGTATAACTCTCAAAGTAAGGATTGCAAGACGCGGGGGCAGAACCCGCCATCTCCACCAAAGATATATTAAGCAATATTGGCAAGAAACGCCATAAGTTCGGTAGTATATCTTTGATGGGGATGACTTAGATTCGATTGCGATAGATAGGATAAAGGGCAACACGTGGGGTCACGTTAAATGCAAAAACCGTAAATGCAGAAAAAGCAAATACAACTGGTGCAGTAAAAGTATCTATGGGTCGTGGCTTCCGCTTCGGTTCACGTACTGATGCTGCTGTTTTAGCTTAGTCTAAAACAACCGGGGTAGGACTTACCTGGCAACAGAAACAACCAAAAAGCCCCGCAAGGGGCTTTTTTACGACAACGCAAATAAATACTATTATGGGAAGACCAAAACTAATAGAAACAGAAGAAGAACGCAGACTACGATTACGAGCTGCTTATAACCGATGGATAGCAAAACCTGGTAATAAGGAAAAGAAATATAAATCGGATAAGAAATATTCAGCAGACGCACATAAGCGTTGGCGTCAAGCAAATAAGCATAAGACACGATTAAAAAGTGCCAACGAACGAGCCGCAAGATTACAGAGAATCCCACCGTGGGCAGATAAAGAAGCGGTTAAAGAGTTTTATCTAAGCTGCCCTGCAGGATATCATGTTGATCATATAATTCCGTTGCGTGGTAAAATAGTAAGCGGACTACATATAGTAGAGAATATGCAATATCTTATAGCTGAAGTAAATTTAAGTAAAAGTAACAAATATGTGATATCCGCCTAAGAAACTGCTTCGTCCGGGGTAGCTATACCTTGTTACCAAAACTAGTAGAAAGCTCACTTCGGTGGGCTTTCTTTTTGGTTGACATTTTAGTAAATCGAGCGTATAATAGCTTTATAAGCTAAGAGAACGGCTTATTTTGTAAACAATGTTTACATAATTTTGTACATTATACGGAGAAGTAACAATGAGTAAATCTGAAGATTTAAAAATGCAACCTTTTGATCCTAGTCAAGGACGCAAAGACAAGAAAGTGTCTTTGATTCAAGTTGGACGAATGGTCCAAAAACGAGTCGGCACTATTGCAACAAACCCAAGTTTCCCATACCAAGATATATTAAAGTTTGCATGGGTGCCTGCTGAATTAGTTTATTTTAATTATGAGCGCCAACGTTGGCCTGAGCCAAAACACCAAAAGAAACTACGTGGTAAGTGGAATATTCATTGCGTAACTCCGCTTCAATGCCGTTATAGTCCTAGCGAAAATCGTTACTATGGTGCAGATGGTCAACAACACTCCACTGAGTGGATTGCGCAGTATGGAGAGCAAAGCATGGTTCCTGTATTCTATGTTGAGAGTGAGGACGAAAATGTAGAATCGATTATGTTATTGGCACTTAATAATGATAATGAGCCGATGGCAAAATATTTTATTCACCAACAAGAAGTTATCATGGGTGAGAAAGATGCTGTTGCCCTTGAAAATTGTGTTATCGATGCTGGTTGTACTACCGGCTACAAAAAACGTACAGCAGGAGTTATTACTCACATCAGTGATTTAACCATGGCCCGGGATCAGTTTGGGTTAGGTGCGCTAGGACAAATTTTAAGTAAAATGCGTACATATTGGCCGACTGAAAAAATCGCCACAGCAACTATGCTAGGCTTCCTTAAAGTTCGTGAACTTATGATATCTGCTGAATTATATACAGATGACTTATTTGAAGATGTTGTATATCAAAATTCAAATTTCTTTGAGAGTAGTGATAGACTTCACGGCGACATTAAGGATCAATTTGAATATGAGTACCCAACAAACTACAAGGGTATGGGTGTTCGTGAAAAAATTGCAAGCGGTATCATTGATGCGTATGAATATAAGACTGGTAAAACATTAGTTGCCAAACCATTTAGCATTACGATGCCAGTAATCGATGATGAACTAAAGGCGGCATAATGGCAAAATTATATAATAAATATGACCCCGGCACATATCATAGCCGTACCCTTTATCGTATAGTTTGCAATACCAATGACTTACGTCCTGTTTGGGCATATAAAAATGCCAACAAATGGGGTGTAGAAAACGAACCGTTTTTAAAACTATGCGGCGAAATGTGCTCGTGTTGTGGAAGTACTTTAAACTATGGATTAGGTAAAAACAACATAGAAGATAAACTTGATATTAACACTCCTAGCACCGATCATATTGTGTCGCAGGACGAAGCTAAAAAGTTGGGTTGGTCTAAGGAACAAATACATGACATAAGCAATCTTTGGATTATATGTATGCGATGCAATTTGTTGAAAAATAATTCAACCGCAGAAGATATACATCGTTACAAGGCAATTGTGGAAGTATTAGAACGTACTAAATTAAACAGTATATTAATTGAATAAAAATAAATCCACAGAAACCCATTGACATAAGTAATTATCTGTAATACACTATGTATTTCGTGCCTAACTTAGGGCGGCGTACATAATTCTATTTGCTTAATAAAGGAGTAAGAAATGAAATTCAATCCATTACACGATCGTGTAGTAGTAAAACGTGTCGATGCAGACACACAAACAGCAGGGGGAATTTTTATCCCTGATAATTCACAAGAAAAACCAGATCAAGGTATTGTTATCGCAATTGGCGCAGGCCGACGAACAGAAGCAGGCGTACTTGTACCAATGACAGTTCGAATAAATGACCTTGTGTTGTTTCCACGTCATGCTGGCACAGCGGTTAAAGTAGAGGGCGAAGAAGTATTAGTCCTAGACGAAGAAGAAATTTTTGCAATAATTGAGGGGAACTAGTATGAGTGCTAAAGACGTAAAGTTTGGCGAGATTGCTCGCGGTAAGATGATTGAGGGCGTAAATATTTTAGCGGAAGCTGTAAAAGTAACGCTAGGCCCAAAAGGTCGCAATGTAATTATTCAGCGACAATGGGGCGCACCACACATCACTAAAGATGGCGTAACAGTGGCTAAAGAAATTGAATTAAAAGATGTGTTGCAAAACATGGGCGCACAAATGGTAAAAGAAGTCGCGGCAAAAACTGCGGATGATGCGGGCGACGGGACTACGACTGCTACTGTACTTGCGCAAGCAATTGTACGCGAAGGTGCTAAGTCAGTTGCAGCGGGTATGAACCCGATGGATTTAAAACGTGGCATTGATAAAGCAGTTGCGGCACTTGTAATTGAACTTGCTAATGTATCTGTACCATGTGATACAACAACCAGCATCGAGCAAGTTGGTACAATCTCTGCTAACGCTGATAATGAAATTGGTAAGATTATTGCTACTGCAATGGAACGTGTTGGAAAAGAAGGTGTTATCACTGTAGAAGATGGTAAGTCACTTGCTATGGAACTTGACGTAGTTGAGGGTATGAGCTTTGACAGAGGTTATTTAAGCCCTTATTTTATTACTGAAACTGACAAGCAAGTTGCAATTTTAGAAAATCCATTCATTCTGTTATTCAGCAGAAAAATTAGCTCAATCAAGGATATTCTTCCTGTGCTAGAGCAAGTACGTGGCGCAGGCCGTCCATTGTTTATCATTACTGAAGATTTAGAAGGCGAAGCACTAGCCACTTTAGTTATTAACAAGATGAAAGGTGTGCTTAACGTATGTGCAGTTAAAGCACCGGGCTTTGGTGAACGACGTACAGGTATGATGGGTGACTTAGCAGCACTAACAGGCGGTACTGTAGTTGCCGAAGAACTTGGTCTTAAACTTGAAAACGTTAAGTTAACTGACTTAGGTCAAGCGGCACGTGTCGAAGTAACTCGTGATACAACTATTGTTATTGATGGCGCGGGCACCCGTGAAGCAATTGATGAACGTGTTGCGTTAATTCGTAGTCAAATTGAATTAACTGAAAACCCTTATGATGCAGAGAAGTTGCAAGAACGTGTTGCAAAACTAATCGGCGGAGTTGCGGTTATTAAAGTCGGAGCAGCAACTGAGCCAGAAATGCTTGAGAAAAAAGACCGTGTTGATGATGCGTTACATGCCACCCGTGCTGCGGTTCAAGAGGGAATTGTTGCGGGTGGTGGTGTTGCATTGATTCGTGCTCAACAAGCAGTACTTGGTTTGAAAGGTGACAATCATGATCAAAGCGTAGGTATTGATATTGTGTTACGTGCAATCGAAGCACCATTACGTGCTATTGTAGAAAACGCTGGTGGCGAAGCTAGTGTTGTTGTCAATGCAGTAGCCAGCGGCACTGGCAACTACGGTTACAATGCGGCCAATGAAACATACGGCGATATGATTGCAATGGGGGTAGTAGACCCAACTAAAGTTACACGTGTTGCATTACAAAATGCGGCTGGTGTTGCTGGCCTGTTGCTTACTACAGATTGCGCAATTTATGAATTGCCAGTAGAAGATGCTGAAAAGTAATTAGCAATATGTTATAACTAATAGCACCTTCGGGTGCTATTTTTTTGTCTGGAATAAATACTATATAATTCATTCATTTGGGGAATATGGAACCATGGCAAATAGTAACTTCGTAGTACACAATGGCTTAACAGTTGGGCCACTAACAATATCAGCAGCAACAGGTGATATTACAACAACAGGTAATGTAACATTATCTGGAACAGGTAGTTTAGGCGTTAGTCAAATTGCTAAAAACGATTCGAGCATTACAATTAATGACACTGGTACTGGATCTAATGTTGTTATGAATGTAGATGGCTCACTTGCATCTACTCTTTCGGCCGTTGGATTAAATCTTACAGCATCAACAGCAAGTACTACATATACAGATGGTGCATTGGTAGTAGCAGGTGGTGTTGGTATTGGCGGTAACGTACACATACAGTCTAGTAAAATTCTACACGTAGGACCGGATTTAATCGGTGCGTATAGTAATGTACTTGCACAATTTAATGCCAACGTTAACAGTTATAGTCAAATATTATTGCAAAATATCAGCAATGGTACAAGTGCATCAGCAGACGTTGTAGTTGTGGCAGATACTGGTAGTGACAGTGCAAACTATGTTGATATGGGTATTAACTCGAGCAACTATTCAGATGTAGCATACACCATTGGTACTGGATTAGATGCTTACACATATTCAAATGGTGGTAATTATGCAATTGGTACACAGACATCAGGTAAAGGATTAATATTCCACACTGGTGGTACATTAAGTGCTCAATTACGTGCTAAAATTAATGATACTGGCTTAACGGTTAATACAACAACAGCAACAAGTTCAATCTCATCTGGCGCATTAGTAATTAACGGTGGTTGTGGTATTGCTGGTGATTTACGTCTAGGTGGTAACTTATACGTAACTAATATTATTAGTTCAAGTTCACAAACAATTACAGTTAACGACCCATTATTGTACTTGACTACAAGTGCACCATACCCATATAACTACGACATTGGTTTTTACTCTGCATTTACCGGCGGACCTGCTAACGTTTATGTACATACTGGTTTAGTACGTAATGATGCAGATAGCTCGTGGAGTTTATTTAGTAATGTTGGTGAACCCTCTGGTGGGCAAGTAAGTTTAACAAATGCAATATATGACCCAATTAATCACGGGGCATTAACAATCTTAGGTGCCACAGTGACTGGCACCGGTGGTACTGCAATAGTCAATGGTGGTACAAGTGGTGTTGGTAATATTGGTGCTGCAGCTGGTTTATTTAATACTGTGTATGCATCTAAACTACAAGGTACATTAACAACTGCAGCACAAACTAACGTTACTTCACTTGGTACATTATCTGCAACATTAACAACACAAATTGTTCAACCCGATGGTGATAATACTCGTACATTGGGTGCATCAGGTGTACGTTGGTCAACAATATACGGAGTAACATTTAGTGGTACATCAACTACTGCTAACTATGCCGATTTGGCAGAAAATTATCAAGCAGATGCAGAATACGCACCAGGTACAGTAGTACACTTTGGTGGTGAGTTTGAAGTTACAGCATGTGATACAGATGGTTGTACAAGTGTAGCAGGCGTAGTATCTACTAACCCAGCACATTTGATGAACACTGGTTTAGAAGGTGCTAACGTTGTTGCGGTTGCATTAAACGGTCGTGTGCCATGTCAAGTACAGGGTACTGTACATAAAGGTGACTTAATGGTATCAGCCGGTAGTGGTCGTGCTAGAGCAGAAGCTAATCCGAAAGTTGGATCAGTAATCGGTAAAGCACTGGCAAATTCAGAAGGCGACGCAGTAATTGAAGTAGTAGTTGGCGTTAGATAATTAATTAGTAGTAAAACATAATAGGACCTTCGGGTCCTATTTTCGTATAAATACTTAGAATAATACGAGAATCCAAATGGCATTAACCAGACCAAAATACAGTCAGATATACGATACAGATTACAAACAAAGTGTTCGTGTGGCTACTACAGGCGACGTGGGAACTTTATTAGTAGCCGGCGGTGCGCCCAACACAGTTGATACAGTTACATTAATATTAAATGATCGTGTTTTAGTTAAAGATCAAACTGACTCTGCACAAAATGGTATCTATCGTGTTACTGTAGTAGGAACGGGTGTCAATGGTACATGGATAAGAGATCATGATGCTGATGCTAGCGACAAAGTAACAAGTGGATTAACTACAACAGTAGCGGAAGGTGTAACAAATATTGGCAGAACTTATAAATTAACAACCTCAGATCCTATTACCCTGGGATCAACATTATTAACATTTACTAATCCATTTGCTGCAACTGCGACGGGGTCAGATACGCAAGTATTATTTAATAATGCTACTTTATTAGCAGGTGCAACAAGTTTACATTATTTTACAGGTAATGGTGTAGTACTAGCAAGCGCCGGAGTAGTATCAACATCAACCACAACCGGAACATTACAGGTAACTGGTGGTATTGGAGCGAGTGGTAATATTAATGCTGGTAACATTATTGGTACAACTGCTACCTTTACTAACTATCAAGGTACATTATTAACAGCAAGTCAACCAAACATTACAACATTAGGTGGCGTTACTAGTATCGGTGCTAGCGGAACAACTACACTTACTGGTATATTACAAACTGCGGAACAAACCAATGTTACATCACTTGGTACACTGACAAGTTTGGCAACAGGTGCGATTACTACAACAGGCACACTAGCATTAAATGCGGCCGGTGGATTAACAACAAACCAAACTACATTTTTATTAGCAAATGCAACTGCAACTACGCTTAATATCGGCGGCGCGGCCACTACACTTAACATTGGTGCGGCAACAGGTACATTAAATCTTAATAACGCAACTACAGCGATAGCAGGTATTGCCACTGTCAGCGGCATAGTGTATGCCAACTCGGCGGTTGATAGCACCACGTACACAGATGGTGGATTAGTGGCCAAAGGTGGTGTTGGTGTTGCAGGCAATGTACACATACAATCAACTAAAATTTTACACATCGGTCCAGACTTAATTGGTGCGTATAGTAACGTATTAGCACAGTTCAATGCAAATGTTAACAGCTATACTCAAGTACTATTACAAAACATCAGCAGTGGCACAAGTGCATCATCTGATTATATTTGCGTAGCAGATACTGGCACCGACAGCATAAATTATATCGATCATGGCATTAACTCGAGCAACTATTCAGATGTAGCATACACAATCGGCACTGGATTAGATGGATATTCATACACAAATGGTGGTAACTATGCAATTGGTACACAGACATCAGGTAAAGGATTAATATTCCATACTGGTGGTACATTAAGTGCTAATAAACGTGTGACAATAAACGACACTGGGCTTACTGTTAATACAGCAACAGTAGCAAGTTCAATCTCAACTGGTGCATTAGTAGTTAACGGTGGTGTTGGTGTTGCTGGGCATTTATGGATTGGCGGCAACTTATATGTAACAAACGTTATTAGTTCAAGCACTCAATCAATAAGTTCAAATGCTCCATTGCTATATCTCGTAACGAGTGCACCATATCCATACAACTACGATCTTGGTTTTTACTCGGCATTTACCGGTGGCCCAGCCAATGTTTATGCACATACTGGTATGATTCGTAACGATGCTGACAGTACATGGTATCTGTTTAGTAATGTAGCTGAACCCACTGGCGGACAGGTAAGTTTAACAAATGCAATATATGACCCATTAAGTATGGGTGCATTAACAATTAATGGAACATCTGTTACAGGAACTGGTGGTACAGCAATAATTAATGCTGGTACAAGTGGACAAGGTAATATTGGTACTGCATCTGCTACATTTAATACAGTATATGCTCAAAAATTACAGGGCGTAATACAAACAGCAAGTCATCCACTTATTACAACATTGGGTGGTGTTACAAGTATCGGTGCAAGTGGCACAACAACTATCACAGGTATATTACAAACTGCGGCACAAACAAATATCACATCAGTTGGTACACTATCAGCACTTACAGTAACAGCCGCTATTACAGGTAGCGTAAGTGGTAGTGCAGCAACAGTAACAACAGCCGCTCAACCAAGCATTACTTCTGTCGGTACACTATCGGCACTTACAGTAACAGCGGCCATAGTAGGGTCAGTAACTGGTTCGGCGGCAACAGCTACTGATACAACAAATGCAGTTTATTCAGTAGCGGGCAAAAATGTCAATATTGCTGCTGATACCAACTTACAGACTTGGGCAGATACATTACCAAGATGTGGTCATTATGATATATCTACTACAACTGTTCAAGGTGCTTTGCCGGCCGCTTGGTGGCATATTCAACTACAGAGACATTCAAACGATACTAGTGTCAACCTTTATCATGTTCTTACAGCAACAGGATTAACAACGGGTAGTGGAATTATATATACTAATACTAGAGTCAATGCTTCTTGGGGTGGGTGGGTACAAGTTGTTACAACAACAGCACTAACAGCAATTACATCAGTTGGTACGTTGACTGCACTTACTGTAAGTGGTGCAATTACAGTCAATAGTGGTAGTGCTGTTACTGCTATTATCAATGGTGCTACTACAGGTGTTGGTAATATTGGTAGTTCGACTGTAACATTTAATACTGCGTTCCTTAAAGCAACAACAGCTCAATATGCCGATTTGGCAGAAAAATACACATCAGATAACGACTATGTGCCAGGCACAGTAGTTGTGTTTGGTGGCGATAAAGAAATTACCATTAGTACAGTTAGTCATGATACTGCGGTTGCTGGCGTTATATCTTCCAATCCAGCATATCTAATGAATTCTGAACTTGATGGCTTACCAGTTGCATTACAAGGTCGTGTTCCGTGCTTAGTACAGGGCCCAATTAATAAAGGTGACTTAGTAGTTACAAGCGACACAGCCGGTGTAGCACAAAGATTAGACCGTGCGCAATACTTCCCGGGCTGTGTGATTGGTAAAGCACTTGAAGATATTACAGAAAATAGAATAGTTACTATCGAAGTAGTTGTTGGTAGGGTCTAATTATCGGTTGACAAGATAGCAAATTGGCTGTATAATACACTTATAAATTAACAAATGGGTGTACAAATGATAAACGCTATTTTAGAAGAAGTTGCAAACGAACCAAGTAAGAATGCAAAAATTGCTATCCTTACTCAGCATAAAGACAATAAAGTATTACAAGAAGTTGTTCGTTTAACCTACGACCCAACTGTAAACTTCTTCATTAAGAAAATTCCTACATACAAACAAATTGATACAACAGATATCAGTTTAACAGAAGCAATTAGTCAACTTGGTCAGTTAAGCAGCAGACAAGTTACTGGTACTGCTGGTATTAATCATTTACAAAATATTCTAAGTAACTTACCTGAAGAAAAAGCAAAAGTAATTGCTAAAATTATTGACCGTGACTTACGTGCGGGCTTCGGTGAGTCAACAGCAAACAAAGTATGGAAGAATTTAATTCCAGAGTTTCCATATATGCGTTGCGCACTTCCTAAAGCCGCTAAGTTAGATGAGTTTAGCTGGGTTGATGGTGTGTTTAGTCAGCTTAAAGCAGATGGTATGTTTGCCAACGTAAATCATACAGCAGATGGCGAAGTACAAATTTTAAGTCGCGCTGGTTCATTGTTTCCACAACAACACTTTGCACATTTAGTCACTGATGTACAAGCAACGTTCCCAACTAATACACAATCACATGGTGAATTGTTAATTAAACGTGATGGTGTTGTGCTTCCCAGACAGTTAGGTAACGGTATCTTAAACAAGGTACAAAAAGGTGGCGACATTGGACCAAATGACGAGATTGTTTACTTAGTTTGGGACCAAATTGCCTTAACTTCAGTCGTTTCTAAAGGTACTTACAATGTTCCGTATAAAGCTCGCTTTGCTGAATTAGCAACACAAACATTAACGGCAACTTGTATTACCCTAATCCCAACTGTTATTGTACATAACATGGAAGATGCACTTACACACTATCGTGAAATGCTTGCAGAAGGATTAGAAGGCACAATCATTAAAGATGCACAGGGTATTTGGAAAGATACAACAAGCAAACAACAAGTTAAAATGAAACTCGAAACAATCATTGATCTTATTATCACTGGGTTTAATGCAGGTAAAGGTAAAAATGAAGATACATTTGGTTCTATTGCTTGTCGATCAAGTGATGGCTTACTTGAAGTTAATGTAAGCGGCTTTACTGATTCAGATAGAATCAGTATCTGGGCAAGCAAGGACGAAGTAATTGGCAAGATTATGGCAGTTAAATCTAACAGCATTATGCCACCGAGTGATAGTAATACAAGTTACTCATTATTTTTACCACGTTGCGAAGAAATTAGAGATGATAAACAAATAGCAGATGATTTACAACGTATCATCGATCAATTTGAAAGCGCAATTAAGGATTAATTCTTTTCATGACACCTACGTATTTTATATTCTTGTAGGTGTCAAATTCTTCTTTTGTGACACGTAATGTTAATCCTGTTACCAGATCACGTGCGCTCACCATACGACTATTAGTGCCTGAGACTTTATTCTTACATAGGTCTGATTGAGTTTTACCATACATTCCATTACCTTCTCCTGTACGTTGATCTGAGAATTTAGCACAAACAATATCACTGTGCTTTTTGCCCAACATACCACGGGGATGATTCAGTTGGCGCACTTCTTTAAGATGTTGTTTGGTTTCAATTGAATGTTTCTTTCCTAGCATTCCTCGAGGATGTGGTATAGTTGCCATTTGTGCTTTGCGTATAATAGATATCTTTTTCTTTGTTTCATTGGACATTACATAACCAGAGTTACCTTCGCCACCGTCTGTTAAATTACGTAATATGCCAGTACCATTACTTTTACGCCCATACAGCGCAATAAGTTTCTTTTCAAATAAGTGTGCTTCGTACTCGAAAAGTTTGTGTGCTATTATTTGTATAAGGTCTTTATTCTTCGGAGGAATATGATTCTTACCCTTTGACCACGCACGTTTTCCTTTGCCTTTGCCAATATAATATGGAGTTAAATCTTCTCTGAGGTATGCGTAAACGTAATAAATAGACATGCTGGCATTGTTCCATAATGTTAGAGCTAGTGGATACTTCAATATCGCGACTAGCACTTTTATTTATCTAATCTCCGATTGACTTCTCCACAAATTCATAGTATAATAAGTAATGTTAAAATTAGTAAAACGACTAATAGGATTATTATCAATGACTAAAAACTATAAACTAGCACAGGAAGCAAACAAAGATGTTGTGTATGGTGCGCTACAAGGGCTAATTAAAAACCCTAAACTCTGGCACACTAGTCCAGTTGGGCGCGAGTATTGTAATTTGACAGAATCGGGTCGTGAAGTCATTGTTGATTTAGTGCAGGACTTAATGCGCACTATTGATGTGTTAGAACGCAAGGCATTAGATGAACGTGCAAAAGAAATTACATTTGAAACATTGAAGGCAAAATAATGTTATTAGGATGCATTTACTGAAGCAAACGAAAGGAATCGTATGAAACTAACTAAAGAAGAACTGATCGAAGCATTAAAGAACAATGTGTGTACTGTTACATTCACTAAAGTAAATGGTGAAGTGCGAGTTATGCCGTGTACGCTTAAAGCAGATATGATTGCAAGTGTTAAGTCACTTAAAGAAGTTGTAGTAACTGAGGCTGTAGTAAAGCCCACTATCAGCGTTTGGTGTACTGATGCTGGCTCATGGCGCAGTTTCCGCTTTGACAGTGTTACAAAGGTGGAAATTAATGTCTAAGACATGGACTGCGGTATTAGAAGAAGATTTGGCTACTGGAGAATTACTCCTCCCTCTACCCGACGAGCTAATTGCAAGTTTAGGGTGGAAGGAAGGTGATAATTTAGTTTGGGACGTTAGAGCAGATGGAAGTATTGGATTAACTAAACAGTTGATTGTTGAATAACCCTTTATTCAATAGTTAGTTTGGCCAATTACCAGTTGGCCAAACCGCGTAAGGCCAATCATAACTAGTAGTAATCGTTGGTTCAGTATCCGAAAGTTGTTCTATCGTAACGGTATATGATATATTATATGCTGTTTTCCATTCGGCGAGCTGAGAAATCTCGTCTGTTGTAAGTTTAGTGGCAGTAATAAATGATATTAATGCAGTTTGATCTACAAAAGTAATTTTAAAAGTTTCGACGGTATCGGTGTTAGTATAGACAGCATTTAATGAGTCGGTTATATCCTTAAAGTTGTTATGCAACAAAACTAATGGTGAAAGTCCAGTGATTGATGAATATGGCTTAGTAATCGTAAATGTATGCAGTATTGACATTGTATTCTTCCTATTTTAAATATTTATCATTCTCTTGACTTCTGAGTAAAACTATAGTATAATACACTTGTTTTAAACATTAGAGAAAGCATCATGATAAAACGTGGCTTAATTTACATTGTTATTGCAGGTGCTATATATGTACTATTTATGCAAGATCAACGCATAGATAGGATGGAAGAACAGGTTACTGGCATACATAATGATGTTACTGAAATTAAAGATGCTATATTAGAACGCAGTAGCGTACATGCCAAGTTTACCCCAAAAGAGTTTGAATGTATGGTACGTAACATATATTACGAAGCAGGTGTTGAGAATGATATGGGCAAGTATGCGGTTGCGCAGGTAACATTAAATCGTAAGAAGTCAGGTTACTGGGGAAAGAATATATGCAACGTTGTATATTCAAAAGCACAGTTTAGTTGGACGAAAGTTAAAGAACGTGCTTGGTCCAAACCTAAAGACGCAACTTGGGAACGCAGTAGAGAAATTGCAAGTCAAGTATTAAACAATGGTGTAAGAGTTAAGCCATTGAAGAAAGCTCTTTTTTATCACGCAGATTATGTAAGTCCAACATGGCGTGATAATAAACGTAAAATAATGAAGATTGGCGCACACATCTTCTACACACAGGCAAAAGGATCGACGATTACATTATGAAGAAACTATATATGAGCTATGGCATGAATACAAACTTAGCACAAATGGCTAGACGTTGCCCAACAGCAGTAAGTTTAGGTGCGGCAGTGCTACCATGCTATCGCTTTGAGTTTAAAAACTTTGCAACTGTTGAGTACGACCTCGAGTCTGATGTTGATGGTGTGCTATGGGAAATACAACCTGATGATGAGGCATCACTTGATATACTTGAAGGCTACCCATTCTACTACGATAAGAAGATGGTTGACGTTATCGTAGACGGCATTACTGTACAAGCAATGACATACTTTATGTACCCAGAAGAAGTGTTGGGCATGCCAAGCAAGAGCTACTACAATTTAGTTGCCGATGGCTACGAAGCACACGGTATCAGATTGGATCAATTGAATGATGCTGTTGACCGTGTACACGTCAAATATCGCTTGACAGATGACGCATTTGGCTGTATAATGTAATACATAAACTAGCGCAACGGAGAAATAAGATGCGTAACTTTTTAGAAAACTTAATTATTGCGATTATATTTGCAGTTCCTACAGCATACGTACTACGCGATTACTTAGCAGGATATTAGGAGAAATAAGATGGCTGTATTTGTATTGTTAGGACAAATTGATTACGAAGGACAAGGACTATTGGGAGTGTATTCAACTCGCGAAGGTGCTGTGTCGGCTAAAGATTTATACGTTGCTAACGGTGGTACATTTGATTCGTACGTTGTAGAGAAACGTGAGCTTGATGTAATTGCGTTGCCAGACTATGAGATTACTGAGTATGCTGATATTGTGGAGTATATCTAATGGACTTTACAAAATTTGTTGGCATGAGTGCTGTTGATGTTTTTAATCTATTACCAGCTTACGTGCCAACCGAGAAAGAATACTTAGTTAAAAACTTCACTGTTGAATCATTGACAGAACGTGCTATCTTAGATCAGCAAGCACACATTCATTTCGAATAAGGGAATTACAATGGCAACTATATATAAAGAAATTGAAGTTGATATTAGTTTAGATGACTTCAGCGACGATGAAATTGCAGATGAATATGAAGAACGTGAATTGGGTGATTCGTTATCTTCGGATCGTTCATCACGTCTATTAGTCACAGTGCTCGACATCTACAATGCTAAGACATTAGGTAAAAATTACGAAGCGTTACTTGATCAATTAATTTTTGATGCTATTGGGAGAATTGTTTAATGGCAACTAAAAAAGAGAAAGATGTATTAATGCAAACATTAAAGTTTACTCCGCGAACGTACACTATATCGCTTGGTGGGTTTGGTGGGGAAATTGTAGCTGGACGTGTTGACCGTAAGATTTACGATTACTTCCAAGAGAACGATATCGACATCGAAGAATACGCAGGTGACTGGGATAATGAACTAGCAGTGCCAGAAGATATGATGCCGTTCGAACCAGGTAGCTGGCATGACTGCGATAACGCCGCACACGAATCTGGAGTTGAGCTGGAGGCAGGATGTGAGGTAACTGTCAATGATGAGAATGGTAATGAAGTATGGGTACACAATCTTGATATTGATGAATTAATTAAAGACGGATGTAATGTTGCTGATGCATGGAGTTTTAATTCAGAATCTGAAGATGTTGGTACTTGCATTTACGTTGGACAAAGTACAGAGAAAGGTACATTCTTTGATGGCGAGATTAAACTTACTGCACCATTCGACCCAACGAAACTAACGTTTGAATACAATGTTATCGAAGGCTGGCAACTGTGCGGTGGATTAACATATGATGGTGATGACATCGATAATGACTCAGGTGGCGACACGTGGGGTAAAGGTATGTATCATACATTGACTTGTATTGGTGAAGATGAAGACGACGAAACTATTGATGGATTCGACAAACAACTTAGTAAGTTACACAAACAAATGGACAAGTTAAGTGAAGATGAAGACGACGAATCTAACGCAACGGAACAGGGAGGTTAGTATGATTAGTTACGTAATATTAGCACTAGCAGTAATGGTAGCGATTGGTTGGGGTTTGGTTTATATGGTGGTTGGACCGAATGGTTGTAGCGACACTGGCTGTACGGGCAATTGTAATCAAGGTCGCAACTGTGATTGCAAGGACGAAACTAGTGGCGACTAATAATGTTACGCTTAACGGCGCTGGATCTAGTGGGCAGGTATTAGTTGGTGGCGCTGGTGCAAGTGGTACTAATACGTTTGGCTCTGGTGCAATACCATCAAATATTACTGTATCCGGCATTGGCGCAAGTGGTACTAATACGTTTGGCTCTGGTGCAATACCATCAAATATTACTGTATCCGGCATTGGCGCAGGTGGCGGCGGTTTAAGTATGGCAAATACAGCATGGGTAAATTCGACTGCGGCAAAAGTATCAATGTCTGGGCAACTAACGTTAGAAGGGTTTGAACCAGACATTGTGATTGGTGGGAAAAGTATGGTTACGTGGATGCAGAAAGTAGAGCAACGTCTTAGCATACTCGAACCTAAAGCAGAGCTACTTGCTAAGTATGAAGCATTACAGCAAGCATATGAGCACTACAAGACGTTAGAAAATTTATTATATGGCACAGAGAACGATGTACAAGATTGATATCTACAGTGATGTTGCCCGTACCGCAAAATGTATTGACTGGTGTCATGCGAACTTAAATAACAATGAGTGGGATTTACAATTGTTATCAATGAGCCCACTGCATTACAAGTTTGAATTTAATGACCCGCAGATACATTTAATGGCAGTATTAGCACACTAGGAGTTGTATGGAAACACAAATACCAGCAGAAGGAATTATGTTACATAAGAGTTGGGGTGATATGAAAATGTATACTGTCTCCTGCGAATGTGGTTGCGATGACGGACAACAGGAAGTTAGCATCGAAGCAGATGACTGCGGTATTGCTGTACACATTTATACTACACAAAAGACTAATTGGTGGACTATGAATCGTTGGCAACATATCTGGACATTGCTAACTAAGGGTTATATTAAAACTCAATCGACTACACTGTTAACAAAACAGCAAGCATTTAATTATGCAGAAACATTAAAGTCAGCAATTAAAGACGTTGAAGAATTTAGGAAAATAAAATGAACTGGGAAGAAGCATACTTTGAAACACTAGCTAAACTGCAACAAGAAATCGTAAAAAACATAAAACTTAAAGATGAAATTGCTCGTCTACGATGGGAAGCAAATATTCAAGATTAGATTGACATCTACTTCATTTGAATGTATAATATTTGTATTGAACTGGAGCAATATATGACTGATGACTTAAACGAATTGAATACTAAATTACCAAAAAAAGAGCCCACAATTGAAGAGAAAATTGAGTATATGCGAGAGGCATTGGCTGCGGCAGAGCGGGCACATGCCACTATGCTAAAAGCACACGCTCGGATCGAAAAGGAACGCAATGCTAATAAATGAGATCTATAATGAACGAGATACTTAAAGCACTTGCTAAAGAACATTTTTGTTCAACTGAATTTAATGACGGAACTGTACATGAGTGTTACGAGTTTAGCGAAGTTGAATTAGTAAAGTTTGCTGAGTTGATTGTGACTGAATGTGGCGTAGCGTTGAGTCCTATGTTGCGTGATATGGTCAGTAGAGGCCAGGCTTTTGATTTGATTAAGAAACATTTCGGAGTTGAAGAATGAACGAGAAGATTAAAGCATTAGCCGACGAATGTGGGTTAACTATTGATAGTAATAGCCCAGAAGCAACTTGGAAAGAAATTGAATTTTTTGCTGAGCAAATAGTACAAGATTGCGTAAATACACTGTATAACAATGGGTATGATGACGCCGCAATTCAATTAACGGAGCATTTCAAGCAATGATGAAACATGATTTACTGTTGGCAGTACAGGAATTATTAGAAAGACATTGGGACGTATTTGAAGTAGCAACTAAACTTAAAGTTGATCCCGCAATCATAATGGCAATAATCGAAACACTGAAAGGTACTATGTAATGAGATCACACTATTGGACAATTGGAAAGTTTGCGGACTGGCTTCGTGGTACTAAATGTATCCCAAGTGGTACAGGTGAAGAATGGAATACGTGGACCAGGTTAGCAAAAACTACACATCCATTTCGCTACTGGCTAGTCGAAACAGCATTGCACAAAGCACAGGATGTTTTTTGCTATGTGCCAGACAAGATTAATGATGTACGCTACTATCTAAACAACCGCTATACAACTAAGACACATGCGCTTACAAGCACACTTAAACGTGGGCAATGGCATGAGTTTAGTACACGTTTACTACATTGCTCATTTGATAGCTTTGTAGACTTTATTGAAATTGAAACAGCATGGAGTCATCTATGTTGGGCAAATAAAGAAGAACGTGCAAAATACAATCTGCCATGGTGGAGAGAACAATGGTACACTCGCTGGTTTATGGAGTGGCGCTGTGCCGAAGCCGCTATTGCACACCTACAGTGGGAAATGACTCTTCAATATGACGATGCTTATATTCCTGTGGACCATCCAGACTTTGGACAACCAACTCATCAAGCAATTGCCGCTAAAGAGAAATGGGCATTGTACTACTGGTGGAAACATGTTCGCCCACGTCGTGTAGATGAAAGTGAAGCAAGTGGTTGGAGTGCGCTATGTGAACGGCGTCGACTAAAACAAGTGGCAGAGAATGGTGGCGATGATGATTTTTGGTCATTGATGTCAGACGATAAAACTGACGAAGACAAGGCAGAAACACGTCGCGTTCTTGATGCTAGTACTGCACTTGAAAAGCAATACTCAGATGAAGATACAGAAATGCTTACACGTTTAATTAAGATAAGAGAAAATTTATGGACTTAGCTATGTCAATACTACACGGAATGTGGACAGCATATCTCGTGTTTTGTTTTATATTCACAACATTCTTTATGGTTAAGTTCTTCACTGGTATTAAGCCAGCACTAGATGAAGCACGTCGAGATAAAGTAATTAATGATGTACTTAAATCAGTTAAGCTAGTTAGCGTTGAAGTTGTTGCTGACCGCGTCATGATGTATGATGCTATAAATCATGCATTTATCTGCCAGGCCGCAACAGAAGAAGAACTGTGGGCACTTGCTAAAGACCTATTCCCAAGCAAAGAATTGCTACTTAAATAACGGTTGACAACTACTCTGAATGATTGTATAATGTACACATAAATAGTTAATAAGGAGTTAGTTATGAAGTTAAACGAAATTAAAAAAACAAATGATGAAGCATTGATGGAGTCAATTGTTGCTGAAAATGATACAGGTTACAGCAATAATGATTTGTTTAACATTGTAAAAACTGCACAACTTCCAGATTCTGCGTGGACTACTTATACAGCAGATGAAATGATTGCACGTACTAAGCAACTTTGTGGAATTGTTTAATGGAGCAGGTGCAATTTAGAGAATGTTCTCTTCATGTAGAATCATTGATTAAACACAGACAAGTAGTTCAAAAACTATTAGATTTTTTTGAATTTAAAAGAAACAATCCCCTTGCACCATTCGGTGCGTCAGATAGAAAATTTGCGTCAAGTGGTTTATATAATACAACTATTCCAAATTTACGACATGCGCATCTTTCGACTGATATTAGTATAGTTTATAAAGTACACAGCAAAAATCCAATGCTAATTGATCTATATGGTTTATTTTCGCATGAAGAACTCGGTACTGGAAATCCATCTAAAGCAAACACACAAAAAGCAATGGCTAAACGCTTCTCACAGCAATCATTTAACCAATAAAATATCTCTTGACAAACGACTAATTTTACTGTATAATACTTGTATTGACAATTAAGAAAGGTACTGAGTATGGGCGTTCCGGTTTATATGGATATAGAAGATGCGTATAGAGTTGTTACTGGTTACGGTAACATACAAGGTATACATGGCTTATTTGCAATACTTCAAGATATGGAAGGTTGTTGGGACGACTTGGATAGACACGAGCGCACTGCGTACAACATGATTAAGCGAGACTTAATTGCAACTACAGGTACTGGCTTATGATAGTTGGCTTCGAGCATGTCGGTGAGGAACATAAGTGTAACATTTGTTCATGCGACTTTACAGAAGATGAAGGAGGCACACTTGGTTACTTTGGTATGTTACCTGTAGCGTTTTGTCCATTCTGCTTTAGCTCAATGTGTGATATGGTTGGGCAATTTACTTGTGATGACGAGTTAGTGGAAGAATGACGTTAACTAAAGAACAACAACAGGTATGGGATAGATTAGCAATCCCAGATCCAAATAATTTTTTCCAACAGCATAGACTTAAGAATGGCAAGATGTGGTTGACTAAAGAGTGTGTCGGAGTTGCTATAGTTGATATGTCTACATCGCATATTCAAAACTGTATTTGGTTGTTAGAGAAAAATAATCAAACAAACACAAAAGCATATCGTGGGCTAACAGCAGAATTAGAAAAGAGAAGTTAATGTCAATGCACATGGAAAAAGCGTATCTTACTACAACAGGTAAGAAGAAAGGTAAGGCAAAGTTTCGCACTGTTATACACGCACAAAGGGCACGTATGGAAGAAGAATCTTGGAAAGAGTTACAGAAGCGTTGGGGCATTGAAGCCGATGAAAAGAAGAAGCAACGTGGATTAAAAGCGCCAGTTGCACAACCTAAGCCTGCACCATATAGACGTGACACTGGTCCGCGAATTGCTTCGTTAGAAACAACAGGCAATGGGCAATGTGTTCGACCACCAGATAAAGTGTACACAGGTACAGCAATGATTGGCATTGGACAGTTGCATAAGAGTAACGCTATTCCTGTGTTTAGTAAAGAAGATGCTGTTGATATTAGTAAGATGCGGAGAGGATAATGGGCTACGTAATACTTCCTAGTCAGAGAAATGCAACAAGAATCGGTGACACTGATTATTACCGAGTGGAGCAATACATTAATGAATTGTTTTATACAGTTAAAATATTCACTTGGCATCAGTTAACTTGTGAATATCGATTGACAAAAGACTAATTTCACTGTATAATACTTGTATTAACAATTACTTTAGAGAATCAAAAATGATATTAACTGACGAACAACTACGCGATACCGACGAATTTCGTAATATATATGCCCACATTACAGAAACTAACTGGACTGGTTATGATGATGTTTGCCGTCGAGCATTACAGCAAGCTAGAGATAATCTTCTATTACGTGATACTAATGAATTTCGTAATGTTTATGCCCGCATTACAGAAACTAATTGGACTGGTTATGATGATGTTTGTCGCCGCTCATTAAATGAAGTTAGGGCAGGTTTATCTGAACTTGATATGATTATATTAGAACAAAAGGCCAACAAATGATAGAATATGTACTATGTTATGCGTGGAGTTTTACAATGGGTGCCGCAGTTGGCGGAGCAATCGTTTGGTATTTAATATCTACCTCAATAGCTAAAAATTAGTTAAATAGTATTACATTAAGGAAATAACGGTTGGCAAAAGAAGAAGTATTAAAGTTTAGTGGAGTGGTTGAGGAAGTTCTCGGCAATTCACTATTTAGAGTTAAATTAGAAAACAATCACATGGTGACTGCGTATATCGGTGGACGATTGCGTAAGTTTACTATTAAGATCATTCAAGGCGATAAAGTCGATATTGAAATGAGCCCATACGATTTAAATAAAGCAAGGATAGTATACAGACGATGATTACATTACAACCAACAGCTATTGCAAAACTTAAAGANCTATTTGCAGAAGAAGATAACCCAAACTTAAAACTACGTGTNTTTGTACAAGGTGGCGGATGTTCGGGCTTTCAATATGGCTTTACATTCGACGAAGAAGTTAACGAAGATGACTTTGATTTAGAGTTTGATGGTGTACGTTTACTAGTAGACAGCATGAGTTCAAGTTACTTGCAAGGTGCTGAAATTGAATATTTAGAAAGTTTAAATGGCAGCTCATTCAGCATTAAAAATCCACAGGCGGTTACTCAATGTGGGTGCGGAAGTTCCTTTAGCGTCTAAATATACCTACTTAATTTAGCGTATGGATTGCTAAATATATGTAAGGAGATTACATATCATGTATCTATACGATAGTGTTAAGGAAAATACACACGAAGCTACTCGATGGGGTAAGCTAGTAACAATCAAAAGCAAACAAACTCTACATCATTTTAAATGTAACCATTGCAATGTTGAATTCACTAAAGCAAAAAATGGCAAACGAGGGCAATCTGATGTACATTTTTGTACTACTTGTTTTACTCCTGAACTTGCACAAAAAGAAACAATCAAATGTCGAGATAAAAAAGCTGAGATTAGAGGAGAGAAGTTTGATAGAGGGTATAAAGAAATATTCGTAGGCAAAGATTATCCATATCGATCCACTAAGTGGGTGAGAGAACATATTGTTAATATGGAAACTCATATAGGTAATAAAATTCCAACCGGTATGGTAGTCCACCATATAGATGGTTCCAAAACAAACAATGAAATTGACAATTTATTATTGTGTTCGGTTAGTGATCACAATAATTGCCATGCCAAAATAGAACGATTGGTATTTGAATTATATAAACAAGGCTTAGTTGGATTTGATTCTAACAATTTAGAATATTATTTTAAAGGTTAACTAAGTTTTAACTAACAAGCCCGCACTTAGCGGGTTTTTTATTGACTGTATGTTCAAAGCAATAATAGTTTTAACATAAATACTTAATAAAAGTATATTAGAGCGAAACTATGACCATAACCACATCACAATTTATTGCAGTTAACGTAGGTGTCACAGCCAACGACGGTACAGGGGATGACTTACGCACAGCATTTACTAAAGTCAATGATAACTTTGCTAATATTAGCGATGTTGGGTATAGTGCGGCAAATATTAGCGTAACAGGTGATGTAGTGGCTGTAGGAAACATAACTGCTGCTAATGTAACTGCTACTAATGTAATTGCAACTAACTTATACGGACTTATACAAACACCAACACAATCACAAATTACTTCACTTGGTACGTTAACTGGATTAACATCAAGTGGTATTATACACGTAACAAATACAACACAATCAACAAATTTTAATAATGGTGCAGTAATAATCGACGGCGGCCTTGGCGTTGCTGGAGATATACGTATCAATGGTAATTTATATGTTCAGAATGTAGCTTCGGTTAATACAACAACATTGGTATCAACAAGTCCATTGGTGTTCTTTGATACAATTCCTGCATATCCATACAATTTTGATATCGGTTTTTATGGTAATTTTACCGGTGGCGTTGGCAATGTAAATCAATATACTGGTTTTGTGCGCAACGATGCCGACGGTAAATGGAATTTATTTAGTAATGTGGCATTGCCAGCGGCCAATCAGGTATCATTTACTAATGCAAAATACGATACATTAGTATTAGGTAATATTGTACTTAATACTCCAACTCCGACTGCAATTACAAATGGCGGAACAACTGCAACAGGTAATATTGGAGCAATTGGTGCAACATTTAACTACGGTTACTTTACAAACTTAACTGGCACATTACAAACAACTGCACAAAATACTATTGCATCAGCAAGCGCATTAGCAACAGTCGGCACAATTACTACTGGTACTTGGTCGGGCTCATTTGGTACAGTAAGTGGCGCTAACTTAACAAGTTTAACGGCAGCAAATTTAACAGGTACTATTCCAAGTACAGTAATGGGCAATAGTACTGTATATATCGGTACAACAGCGGTTGCGTTAAATCGTACTAGTAACGTGCAAGCATTAACTGGTGTAAGTATTGATGGAGCAGCAGGGTCGGTTGCAGCAAGTGCTATTACAGGTACAGCATTGCCAACAGCATTAGTAACGTCAAGTTTAACCTCAGTGGGCACATTAACTGGTTTAGCGTCAAGCGGAGTTATTAGAACAACGGGTATTGTATATGCAAATGCCGCAGTAGCAAGTACATCATCTGTTACCGGCGGATTAGTAGTAGCTGGTGGGGTAGGAGTTAGTGGTAATATCAACACAGCTGGTATTATAACAGCACCAACATTTATTGGTAACATCACAGGTAATGTAATTGGTAATGTGAGTGGGTCGGCATTAACAGTAACTCAAGCGGCACAATCAGCAATTACATCAGTGGGTACATTATCTGGATTAACTGTTACTGGTGCCATCACAGTTAATAGTAGTAATGCAGTTACCGCTATTATAAATGGTGGAACAACTGGTGTAGGTAATATCGGAAGTGCAACTGTTGGATTTAATACTATATTTGCTAAAGCAACTTCGGCGGTATACGCCGACTTGGCAGAAAACTATTTAAGTGACAGCAATTACGAAGCGGGCACAGTGGTTGTGTTTGGCGGCGATAAAGAAATTACTACTACACAATTATTTGCTGATACTGCGGTTGCTGGTGTTATTTCAACTAACCCAGCATATTTAATGAACAACGAATTAGTAGGACAACCAGTAGCGTTACGTGGTCGTGTTCCTGTAAAAGTACAAGGATTTACTAGAAAAGGTGACTTATTGGTAACGGGTAATATTCCCGGAACAGCAATAAGCGTGGGACGTGATGTTAAATACGGTCAGGCTGTATTTGCTAAAGCACTCGAAAACAAAACTACTAAAGAAGTTGGCATTATCGAAGCAGTAATTATTTAAGGTATATTATGGCATTACCAAAGTGGATTACCCCCGCAGGACAATTAGGCATAGTACCAGAACTTGAGTACTATGAATATGTGCTGGATGCGTATGATGCATCTGGTGGTGCATTGGTTTACAGTAAGATTTCTGGACAACTTCCGTTAGGTATACAATTAATACCAACCGGTAAACTACAAGGTATTCCAGTAAGTGAACTAGGTGGCGATCAAAATGTTACTTATACATTTACTATCAGAGTAAAGAATTCTGTAACAGGTGGATTGTCTGACAGAACATTTATTATTACAGTATCTAATGTTGCTCCTCCGATTATTATTCCACGTAACGTTGATCTTGGTTTATACTTTGATGGCACTGTAATTAATATACAGTTAGTCGCTGTCGAAGCAACACCGGGTGCAACATTAACATGGCGATTAAAGAATGGCGACTTACCAAGTGGGATATCAATATCTACTACCGGTTTGTTATATGGTTATATTAACCCAATTGTGCATCCAGGGCCAAGTAGTGAACCGGGATGGGATCAAACGCCATGGAATGAATTAGGATGGGATTTTTCAATAAATTCAATTAGTAAAACGTTTGACTTTACAATAGAAGTGTTTGATGGCGTAAATTACGATGCAACTCCATATACATTATTAGTTGTACCGCAAGATGCACTCGAATCCGATTCAACAGGATTTACAGCAGATACAACAATATCATCGGGTCACGCACTTACCATTGATACAGGTGCACGACACGATCCAATTATATTAACTACCCAGGCAGATTTAATGCCAGAAAGACAAGGCAGTTACTTTGCGTTTCAAATTCTTGCAGTTGATTTAAATGGCGATGTATTGCGCTATGTAATACCAACTGCTGCATCTGGTGCATTTGATGAACAGGTTACTCCGTCGATCAATCCATATATTACATCAACATTGGTAGGTGGCAATTTATATGTAGGTGTTAATTCAACTATCGATAACAGTCGAGCAGCATTGCTACCAAGCGATACTATTAAAGTATTAAGTTTAACTACGCCAGATGAATTAAACTGGTATGATGCAACTGTAACTAATTTTATATCAATGAAGTTAACGGGCACTAAGATAATTACAGGCGTTGCTGGCAATTTTATTACACAGGCAATTGGACTAGCAAATGCAACTGTGTCTAGTGTTAGTACTACGACAGGTAGTATTACAACAACAGGTAGTGTAGTTGCTGGTAGCTTATCATTGCATGGTAATACTAATGTAGGTACACTTGCAGTATCGGACCAATTAATTACTGCAAACGTGGGACAATTTATTACACAGTTTGGCAGTACTGCGAATGCTACTGTGCGAGCAAATGTTGTAAGCTCATCTACTGTGCCAATCACATTAACTGCTGGTGCATTTACTAATGGTAGCGGTAATGTAAAAGTCAATGGTACTTTTATTAACGCATACCCTATCTCATCTGCATATGATGATAGATTAATTACTGCCAACGTCGGCGATATCATAACACAAACAATCACTGGCGCAACTGCACGAATTACTGCAAATGTAGTAAATGTAGTTAGTGTCCCTGTTGTTTATACAGGCGGAATATTTACATTTGATAGTGGTAATATACAAATTAATGCAACAAGTATTGCAGTGTATCCAACTGCGTTCACTGGAACAACAATACCAGTTGGAGTTACTGCTAATGTCGGTGATATCATAACACAAACAAGCACAGGCGCAACCGCAACCGCAACAGCTAATGTTGTAACTGCATCTGTTATTCCCGTAACATTTACATCAGGCATATTTTCAACAGTATCCGGTAATATTACAGTTGGCGCAACAAGTTTTGCTGCGCACCCAAGTCAGATTAATGCGCAAGCGACTGTTAGTGCAGTATATAACAACACAAATAGATTTGTGTTTAACTCAACTGATGTAAATGCAATTATATATATTAATGCTGTAAGTACTGCCGCAACACCAACTTCAGTTGTTAGTGTCGGAGTTACGTTAGGTTTAAAATCTGCCGAAGGTACTATCGGATATGATGAATCTAAATTTGATCAAACTGCATTGGAAATTGCAAATGGTATAACACTAGATTTAAATTCCGGATGGATGACAGGTCATTTACCATCACAAACAATCAATGAAGTTAATTACGATTTTGAAGTTGTTGTATATAAGAGAGATTACCCTGCTTATACATCAAGTCAACTATACACATTAACCGTACTGGGCGATTTAAATAATCGAATTGACTGGATAACTCCAAGTGATTTAGGTACTATCGAAAATGGTAAAGTAAGCGATATATTTATAAATGCAGTTTCTACTATAGGTAAAACTTTAAATTATACATTAACTTCTGGAGCCGCTCAACGCTTGCCACAGGGATTAATGATTACGTCTACTGGATTATTATCTGGCAGAGTTAGTTTCGAATTGTTTAGTTTAGATCGTGGCACTACTATAATTGATAGTAATGTACTAGGTGCAGCAACTACAACCTTTGATAATACATATACATTTAATGTTACTGCTAGCGATATTGCGCAGACTGTTAGTGCTGACCGCACATTTACTATTAGAGTAGTCGAACGTAATGTTACTCCATACGAAGATTTGTATCTTAAAGCATTACCAACAAGAGAACAACGTGCGCAATTTAGTGCAATTGTGAATAACACTGATATATTCCCACTAGATTTAATATACAGAAATGAAGATCCATTCTTTGGGCTTGCAACTGATATTAAATCATTATTCTTACCAGGATTAACTCCGAGTTTACTAGCAGATTATGCCGCCGCAGTAACAACTAACCATTATGATAAAAGAATTATAATGGGAGATGTAAAAACTGCGCAGGTATTAGACAGTAATTTTAATATTAAATATGAGGTTGTATATCTGGAAGTATTGGATGATAACACAAATGCTTACGGCCAAGGGCCAGCTAACGTTCAGCATCCACAAATTACTACACCATACTATGATGCTGATGGCAATACATATACAACTGCATATCCAAATGCATTTAGTAATATGCAAGATGTTATGATTTCTGCTATTGGATTTGCTAATAAAGGTGCATTACCGGACTGGATGACTAGCAGACAAGTTAACGGCAACATACTTGGATTTACTCGTGCTGTTGTACTTGCCTATACAGTGCCGGGTGCAAGTAGTTTAATTGCTTATCGATATGCACAACAAAACTTTAATATGAATGAAATTGACTTTACAGTTGATCGTTATGAACTTGATAATAGTTACACTGCAAATTATGATGTTACTGCAAAAGCATTTATTACCAGTAGAGAAACAACATTTGATCGCTACCCAGGTTTGGCTGGTGTATTTGCTCCAGTCGGAACAGTTGATTATGCAGTAAATATATCATTCGAAAGTATTAATAATCGTGCCGTATCGTCGATTATTGAACTCGGTGGATTAGATGGCATTAATCACTTTAAAGATGGTGAAACATTAGTATTTGCTCAGCAAGAATTTAATCAAGGGCAGAACGATATTGGTGATTACAATCAAGGCTGGAATGATGTTATTTCTATATGGGATGGATCAGAATGGGATTATGATAACGGAACAGTTCCAACAACAGATGATTTAGGTTGGGACGCATCAATTTATGTACCGGGCTATAATGAACATAACTTTAACCCACTTGTTGCAAATGAGCGTATTGGCGTTTGGCAAATTAATATCGATTCTGCAGGTATAGTTACACTAACATTCATACAAGCAATTGAAATATACAATAAACTATATGTAAGAAATGGTTATACACATGGTGGTACTAATATTTACTTTGATCCCATTGTTAAATCAGGCAATTTAATTCCTAGTTATAGTATTATACCAGAACAAGTTAAAACAATATCAACAGAATTCGACGGAAATGGTACACGCTTCTATAGCAATCGAGATAGTTATACCGTACCTGAATCTAGAGATAAATATATAAAATTTAGTAAACTCGGAGTATTTAATTAAATGTCATCAATTAACCCAAACAACATTAACGGTAGCTATCCAATTGCAGGTCAGGACAATGATTCGCAGGGATTTCGTGATAATTTCACTAATGTTAAAAACAATCTAACCTTTGCCAAGACAGAGATAGAAGATTTACAAAACAATGCTATTTTAAAAACTGGACTAGCAGGTACTACACTAAACAACGAAATGAATAATGCGCAACTTAAAGGCGCACAATTATTAAAAACTGTTGAAACATTTAAAGACTTAGGCGCACTAAGCACAGCTTCTATTAGTTGGGCAGATGGCCACTATCAAAAACTAACTACAAGTGGTGCAACTACAATCAGTGCAATTACAGATTGGCCAACTAGTGGATTATATGCTAAGTTAAGACTTGAAATTGCTGTGGTTACACCAGCAACTGATACCTTAACATTACCGAGTGCAGTTTCAGTTGGCTTATCAATTGTACAGGGTGCAGTTGGACAAACAATTACATTCTTACAAGCTGGCTCATATGTGTTTGAATTTACAAGTTATGATGCAGGTACAACAATTACTATTACTGATTTATCACGTAATTCCGATAGCGTAGTTAATGACTTTACAATTTCGGGCAATTTAACAGTTGGCGGTGCTATTCAAACTGCTGGATATCAATATAGTGTTGGAACAACTGGCTTTAATGATACTGTTAACTCGGGTATTTCTCAAGTAATATACGACCCAGCTGGCACATTAGCTAATGGTACAATTACTTTACCGATTGGTAACGTTGACGCAAGAACAGTTACTATTTCAAGTACAGCAACTATTACAGCATTTCAAGTTAAACCAAGCATTGGTACAACATTGGCGCCAAGCGGTAATATTACATTAGCAGCAGGTACAGGTGTTTCATACTTCTATCACGCTGTAGAGTCTAAATGGTATAAAATAGGTTAATTTCAACCAAACCCATTGACTCCTGTCAAGTATTAGTGTATTATTAATACTTACAGGAGTTTTCTATGCAACCCACTTTCCCACATCCGTTTACAGAAGTACAGAAATTTTTAGAAGCATTTGACCAAACAGTCGACTGCGATAATGACCACCAACGTGTATTATATGCAAAATTAATTTCAGAAGAGTTTGCTGAATTCTTACAGGCATATTTTGAAAAAGATAATATCGAACAACTCGATGCAGTATGCGATTTAGTTTGGGTATTAACTGGATATGCAATGTCACGTGGATGGGATATTTACGGTGCATTCGACGAAGTTGCTCGTTCAAACATGAGCAAACTTGACCCAGATACAGGCAAACCAATTAAACGCGAAGATGGCAAAGTATTAAAAGGTCGCGACTATTTTCCGCCTGACTTACATAAGTACCTAAACAAATAATGGCATTAGGAGAATAAGATGCATCCACTAACACAAGACTTATCTACATTAACAGATGAAGAATTGCACACTAAGCGATCTGAATTAAGTAATCGTATGGTGTTTGCATATCGCATGGGTCATGCTGAAATGATCGGGCAGATACAATTAGTAATGGGCGATTATGAAGCAGAAGTACAACGTCGTAATTATAAAATGCTAGAAGATTTAGAAAAGAATAGCAAAACATTTAAGAACAAAATCGATATCAGCTAATGAAGTACGATGCTTACGGACAAGGGTATACAGACAGTAGCGAACTGTGTAATCTGTTGTACACCAATCCAGAAGTTGATATCTCGGCAATTAAAGTAATTGACCCTGCTGAATATAATACAAGCATTGCAACGATGTTTGCGTCAATGCCATCGCTTAAACAGTATACAGAAGCAATTGGTAGTTTAGCGGAGTTTGATGTTAGTCAACAAGCAAACTGGCACATGCCCGATGAATATAAGCAATTAGATATTGCAGAGTATATTTTGAGTTTATGTAAAGAAGATTATGAGTTACAACGTGTGGCACAAGAGTTATTATTGTATCAAGAGCGTGATTTGTTTAACTTGTTGCGTTACTTAAAATATCTCGTTGATACATTGCGCAAGAATAAAGTAGTATGGGGAGTTGGCCGTGGTAGTAGTGTCGCATCATATGTTCTTTACCTTTTAAGTGTGCATCGCATCAATTCTATCTACTACGATTTAGATATTAAGGAATTTTTAAAATAACACATAAGTTGATAAATAATTATACTGGAGAACAATATGTTTATAATCAACAAATATACTAAATGGTATAATGCAATTATCTACAAGGCTTTGCGTGATTTAAATAGAGGGGGATATACAGAAAAACATCACATCATTCCCAAATCACTTAGTGGCGATAATTCAACAGATAATTTAGTAAAACTTACAGCCCGAGAACATTTTATATGTCATTGGTTACTAACTAAAATGACAACAGGTGAAAATAAAGCTAAAATGGTTTGTGCGTTAAATAGAATGCGGTGTATAAATGGACAGCAACAAAGATATCAGACTAAAATTACTAGTCGAGTCTTTGAACATATTAGAGAGTCGTTATCTAATAGAATGCGCGAATTAAATACAAATCGTGTCAGAGCTCCTATAACCGAACAAGCTCGAAAAAATATGTCAAATGCGCAAAAGAGAAGAATAGTATCTGAAAATGCACGAAAAAATATGTCGTTAGCACAAGTTGGGAAAAAAAAGAGTCAAGAGACAAAAGAAAAAATAGCCAAGTCAAAATTAGGTAAAATATTCACCGACGAACATAAAGAAAATATGTCAAACGCACAAAAAGGAAGAATAATGTCAACCGAACATAAAGAAAAATTGTCATTATCAAAAATAGGAAAAAAGAGAAAACCGTTTTCAGAAGAAACTAAGAAAAAAATGTCAGAATCAAGATTGCTTGCTATGGCACAGAAAAGTAAATAAGTACACATATAATAGGAGAAAGACAATGGCAACATACAGAACAGCAATGGGCAAGGCAATTGATATTGATACAATTCGTGTTGCAAACGAAAATGTAATTGCAGTTGGTAACATGCGTACAAACGGACGTGGTGACGAATTAGGATCGGGTGGGCAAGTAGTAAAAACTCGTGCTCAACTAATGCAAGAATATCACAAATTAAATACACCAGTTGCAGCACACGATGATGTTGTGGCAACATCAATTGATACTCCAGCTAGACCAGTAACTAAACTTGCACAACCAACAGCTGATGACACACCGGTTGCTACATCAGCACCAACACCGGACTATGTTAAACCGCGTGGTAGTTTTGCAGGCGCAGTTGCTACCGAAACTGAAGTTAAACAAGAGTTGTTAAATCCACTACCGGGTGTTACTCCTGGTGTTAAACGAATTTAAGGAATAATATGGCTGCATTTGAAGCACACAAAGTAGAAAACATTAGGGCATTGCAAGACCATGTGCTAGTAACTGATATGAACTTTGATCAGAAGATTAGCTACGGTGGTATCATTATACAAAACACAGACGGCAAGTTAGAAGGCATACATGCACGTTGGGGTCGAGTATATGCAGTTGGTACTAAGCAAACCGATGTTAAAGTTGGGCAATATGTTTTAGTTAAACATGGTCGCTGGACACGTGGTATTGACATTGAAGATACAGCAGGCGAACATACGCTACGTAGAATTGATCACAAAGACATTTTGTTAGTTAGCGATGAACCAAGAACAGATGAAATTATGGCAAGGGGATCAACATAATGACACAACAATTACCAGACGCAAGAAAACATCAAATTATTAGTTTTGCCAAAAGTGCATTTCGGCTCTTGGCAGGCGGCTTCTTATGTGCTAATATATTAGTAAGTGCTGGGGTATTGTTTATCGTAGCAGAGCTATTAGGCATCTTAGAAGAATTAGTATAATCAACAGAAAGGATTTAAATGTCAGTCAAGCAACTTTGGGTAGAGAAATTTCGCCCAGCAGATATCGAGGGATATGTATTCCGTGATGAAACACAACGTGAACAAGTTAAGCAATGGATTAAGGAAGGTGCAATACCTCACTTACTATTCAGTGGTTCGGCTGGCATTGGTAAAACAACATTGGCAAAGATTCTTATCACAGCGTTAAACATTGATGAGTATGATATTTTACAAATCAATGCGTCACGTGATAATGGTGTGGACTTTATTAGAACACGCATCGAAGGCTTTGTGAGTACAATGCCATTTGGTAAGTTTAAAATTGTCCTGTTAGATGAAGCTGATTACTTATCACCGGGTGCGCAGGCAGTGTTGCGTGGACTTATGGAAACATACAGCGATACAGCACGTTTTATTATGACCTGTAACTACCCACACAAAATTATCCCAGCGTTACATTCACGTTGTCAGGGTTTTCATATTGAGAAAGTTGACCATACCGAGTTCACAGCACGTGCGGCAACTGTGTTGGTAACAGAAGGTGTGGATTTTGATTTGGATACCCTTGATACCTATGTTAAATCATCGTATCCAGACTTGCGTAAGTGTTTAAACTTATTACAAATGAATAGTACAGATAATATACTTAAAGCACCAAGCGAAACAGGTACAGGTACAAGTGATTACAAACTTGCAATGATTGATTTGTTTAAGAATGGCAAGATTCGCGAAGCACGTAAACTGTTATGCGAACAAGCCCGCCCAGAAGAAATGGATGAAATTATCTCTTGGGCATATAACAATCTGGAAATGTGGAGCAAAACTGATGAAGGGCAAGACGAAGCAATTTTAATTATTCGTAAAGCCGCAGTTAACGCACCGCTTGTTGCAGACCACGAGATCAACTTAGCGGCAATGATGATTGAACTTGCTCAAGTCACAGCGTGAAACGTTTTAGTTTAGCAGATAGCGGAGCACGTGGATGGTTTATTGGAGATTTCGATAGTGCTGTTCATCGCACCAAAGACTTCGAAGTCTGTTATCAAGACAACCCACGTAGTAAACCAGCAAGCCATGTTCACTATAAGTTAACAGAAATTACGTTAATTATAAGTGGTCGTGCTTTAGTTAATGGCGAGATATTTACTGCCGGCAATATACATGTATTATATCCCGGCGATAATAGTCAAATTGAATATTTAGAACAGACTCAAGTAATAACTATTAAAACGCCCAGTGTACCAAACGACAAACATTTACTATAGGAATAAGCATGGCAGATTTAAGCATTTACTTAATTGCGAAATACACAGGGCAACCCAAAGATCCTAAACAGACTCATAAAGCGGGTTATATGAAAGATCCCGAGAATATTGAATATGAAGAGCAAGTGTACATCACTCGTGGACTGAAGGATAAAGACATTAAAAACCAAGTGATTCTGAACCTAACTGAACAGAAAATCATCAAAAACCTCTTCAAAAATGCTGTAACTTTCGAAGAGCTATTCGAACACTTCTATCAGGGTTATCCAACCTATATCGACGATGCCGTCAATTCGTTAAATGGTCAGACAACCCAATAGTGTTTACCCGTTTGGATTAGCTTCATTCCATAGTTCTTCTGCAATAATAAATTCACGAACGAATCCACTACGTACAATATCATCGTGTCCAAAGTAAACACTGCGGAACGATGGTATCATTGCAGCAATCTTCACAAACTTAGCAAAGCCACTGAAGTCACTTCTTTTACGATGTAAATCGTTTTGTGCAATATCGCCACAATAGATAAGTTTAGAGT